GCTAACAGTAAGCTTATCTACGTACGTGAATGTGCACAATAATTGTGGTCTCATTTATTACTTCTTCTCTATCGCGTCAATCTGCTGTTTGATTTTTGCAATCTCAGCATCGTTTTGTGCAGCTTTCTTTTCTAGGTCCGCTTTTTTTTGTTTTAGTGCTGCAACCTTTTGATCATCAGCGGCATTGGTTGTCGATTCAAGTTCGTTCAATCTTCTGAACTTGATCTTGTTCTCACGTAAGTATGCTTCAAGCTCCTTACGGATCAAGCTTTCTAATACATCCAACTGTCCTTTTGCCATGATATCTTTTGCTAATAAATATCACGAGTTGCAATTAAACGCTAAGGTTTTTGTAAGTAGTCCCGTGCTTTATCTTGATTGGGAACTTCTCAAGATCAATTGCTTGAGGTATGACTTCCGATAGAAGATGTGGAACTTCCTCTGCAGGGACATCGAATAGAATACTATCGTATGTATATAATACTGGTTTGATTTTGCTACCCTCCAACAACTTATGCAGCTTGTTTAGAATCAAAACATTCGTTTCTGTTTCATACATCTGAACAAAGTAGTTGAATAGGGTGTATAAGGTTATATCCTGATAATTGCTTAATATCAGTCTTCTGCCTGATATTGGACTTTCTATGAAACCATCTTCCTCAGCTTTATTCCAAAGATACTTTGCCATGTCATTGGTCTTACTAAAGAATGGTATGTGTAAGTACTGTTGTTGAATACCCCCATACAATTGTCTAAAGGTTCCTTCTTTAGCTTCTTCAATCTGCTCCTGAGTTGGATTATCTGTATTGTGATAGTGACACGCTAAGTGTTCATATACGTTATCACTTCCAAAGTCGTATCCGATGATCTGAGCAATCAATCTCGGGTGATATGAATTAAAGTCAATCTCCACAAGAGTACCTGAATCATATCTTGTTTGGAATACAGCTCTAGTCTCATCCTCTTTATTTAATGCCGCAAAGTTAATTCCACCAAATCGATTACTAGGTCTTCCCGTTGTTGTGTAGAAGTTATATTGAGTGTAACAATACTCTTTGTTGAGACTTAACGTCTGACCAAACCTCTCTATAAACTTATCACGATTAACATTAATACCATTACTCTCTATACGATAGAAAGCTTCTGCTAATTCATTTTGGTAGAAGTTTAAACCTGGTTGGACATTCTTAACCCAACTATCCTCAAACATAGATAGAGCAATCTCCTCATGCTTATACAGAGGTACTAAACTATTAACTTTGTAGAAGTTTTGATACTGCCTATTGTAATGATTGATGATTGTTGGTGTATCGGGTGTATATGGTTGGTTGGTGTAGAGGTAATACTGCATGTTGCAATCTATAAACTCAGATACATCATAACCAGCATATCTCATGCTCATACAATTGTAGCAATATACCTTACGACCTTTTAGGAAAGATAGGTCATTAGAATTGTAAATGCCTTCTGGATGTCCGTTGCTGATTGTTATGGTGTTGCGAGTGTCTGTGTCGATCAGCACAAAACCAATAATCTTATTAAAGTGGTTATGTAATCTACTATCCTCCACAATAGGATATAGGAATACAGACTGAGCTGTAAAATCCTGTAACTGCTGAATAGTATCCATAACCATATGGACAACTATACGTAACTTATTTCGATTATCAAACTAAAGTGATACGAGCAAACTCCAAAAAGTTTCGAACTGCGTAGTTTACACTCGGTACTACTAACGATGCTTTGTATAACTCCATCTCGTTGTGTGAGATGATATCTGATCTCTTTCCAGTCAACTTCCATCGAACTACTGCTGATGGATACAATCCACCATCGATACCACCCCTCTTACCAATTAGATTGTATTGGTCTTGATTGATCTCAATAGCATAGCTCATATCATCTTCAATCTTTTCAACAAAGTATCTGTTATCATATCCAACAACGTAATCAGGTTCTGTTGGGTTATATAGATATGGTTTTGGCTCTACGTAGTTTAGAACGGTAACATCAAAGTTTCTTAAACGATCATAGACGTAGTGATCTGGATTAGTATACAATCTCTGCAGTACACGATTGCCAGGATTAGCAACTGGTCCCGTCTTGGGAACAGACCCGATAAGATGATACTCACCAACGTATTCTACACCATCCAAACTAAACTCACCACCCTTTGTATATAAGTGTGTGTTGTCGTTTCGACCTGGTGAAAATTCGCTGACTCTTCTATTGACTGCCATTACTTATATCTCATTACTGTGTTTACTGTAGTAGTCCAATCGTTTGCTGTAATGCTATGCTCTACAGATGTAACTTGCCAATCATAAGCACTCCTTACTTCAGCTGGGATACGATCACTTGATACCATTTGTCCAAAAGAAAACCCTCCAATACCGTCTGTTGTAAAGCTGAACTCAAACGGAACAATCATACCCTTACAATGCTCGTCGTTACCTGCATTTACAGATTTTCCATAAGCTTCTATAATTGCCGATCTTGCAGCTGATGCTGTCGTATCATTTACCTCTTCTCCTAGATTATCAAACAACTCATCAAATGATGGCTTCTTTTCGTTTGGTGCCGCTCCCTCACAGTCACATTTTGGCGGATCTGTTGCCGGTGGTGCTGCAAGGTTTTTGTAGGAGTTCCCCATCGTAAAACCTTTCAACGCATTTGCTCCACAATTACCTCCAGACTCTGTCTTTGCCTTTTGCTGATTCGATCCACCTGCATATAGTGCCTGAGTTTTCATATTCTCAGTCATTTTCATATCCAATTTTAACTCACGCAAAGCAGAGGCTTTTCCACCTATAGCTTTTGATGGTACTTGATATGCTGGAGCTGGATCGTATATCTTTGCATCGATTACCGATATTGTTGGTACTTTTTTTGGATTTGCACAATCCTCACTTGTCGATACGACTTCAAATTCCCACAAGTTTCCACAACACTCGTTTATCTTTCTTAGTACGTTTTGTAAGAATGTTATTAGTTTTGGATCACCACCACTCTCTACTGAATCTAATTCAAGCATGAGGAATACCGTGTTGATCATTATATTATCTAGAATAACTTTGTTTCCTTGAATAGCTGATGATCCCCCTCCTCCGACTGGCTTAGCTATGGTACCAGACTTAGGTGTACCTGGAATGATACAAACTCTTGGATCCGAAGACTCGAGTTTTGGGTGGTTAGATATCAGCATACTGTTACTCGAAAGTTTTCCGATAGTGTACTTACCTCCCGTTGTAGGAATACAAAACCTATTGATTGCAGCCTCTAGTGTGGCATATGATATATACCCTTCTGTAGCGTCAACCTCATTTCCTATAACAGCACCAACTAGACCACCCTCATACCAGCTAGAATCATCACCACCTTTATCTGTACGTTGTGGACCTAAATAGTTATACTGCGTAATGACTGCAGTTTTATCGTCCTGACTCGCAACAGTTTGTAGGCCTGGTAGGTATTTGGGTTTGGCTGTTTCGAAGTTTTCCCACAAATCATGGAAAAATGTATACAAGTCTGATTTATTTTCTACCGCACTCTTCTCCTCACCATTCTCCTCATTTTTATATTCACGAGCGCAATCAGGACAGTTGTAGGTTGCCACCTTACTTCCACCAACCGCTTCTGATGCAGCTATGATTTCAATACTACAATCCCAAGTATTATCTCTAGTAAGATTGTAAGAGAAGTTTGCTACAATTCCTTGGATACCTGCGTAATGTGTTTGCGATTCTGCGCGTGTATTCATTGCACAGATTGCTTTTGGATCTGATGTGTTCCTCGCTAAACCAATTGGACCTAGTGTTTTTGTTCCAGCTGCATCCACATTCCATCCCCACTCAACTCGACAACCCATTCCCGGAATAAAATAGCATTTTTGTAATTCTCTAAGCTGATCATCTGAAAATGCTGTAAGTTTGATTGTGGCTTTTCGTGTTGTACCTAATTCACCTTGCTTTTTAACATCGACACCAGTTACTACTGGAAGAGGTCGAACATAGTTTGTTTCGTATAGTGGTGCACTAGCTTTACTTGATAGGGTTGCAAATTTACCTCCACAACCACTAGACAAGCTTGTCACGTGGATCCATGGCATACGCTTTGCAGCCCATGTAACACCCAACTGCGTACCACGACGATCAAGTTCAGCCTGTGTTGATCCAGGCACTGATTTTTTTCCGAAAGGACTACCCATAACCTTAACTATTTAGTGTTTCGTATTCTTGTATGATTGTTGCTAGGTTTTTTGGTATTCTGAGTTGTAAGCCAACTGGAAGGTTTAAATCTCCTTTTCCAATCTCATTAGCTTGAGCAATGATCCACCAATAACCAACATTACCATAATACTTGTTTGATAATAAATCTAATCTATCACCTATAGTTGTAATAATGTAGGTATCATCTAAGCTACGAGGAATAGGAGGATAGATGATTGAGCGAACTACTCGCTTCCCATTATCCCCAACCTTCTTTGGTATGCTCTCGTATCTGTTTATCATCTGTAATTAAAATAATCGTTTGAAGATGCATCTAATGGTTTACCGCTAATGTCTCCAAGAACAGCAAAGTCTAATGACACATCTACTAGTTGTGGTACCTCTTTATCAATATCCCAAGAATAGTCAGCCATTTGTACGTCAAACTTAACCGAGTTAAATACGACTGGTGTATTTGTAAACCAATTACCTACAGTCAACTTACACAACGGTCCTGCAATATACAAACCACCTTCCAATGGAGCACCGACTGCAGCAATCTTTGTTAGTTTATTTAGCTTAGCGTATTGTGCATTAAGGTCTGCAAGATTGAATGCTGCTACTTTGAAAGCTACGCTACCAGCTCTTGTTGCACCTTTGAAAGTCTTCAGTGTGTCTTGACGACCAACATAGTTTAAGTCATTCCAAGAAACGCTCCATCCATCACTAAACGAGGTGATGAATGATCTAAACTTTACAGAGCCTTGACCAGTCATTGAACTAATCTGCAATGTCACAAAGTCGTTAGAAGCTTGTGAGTCAATACCTCTGTAATTAACACTCGTACTAGTTTTTACATTGATACCCAAATCTTTGCGAAAGTCCGGTCTTTGTTGAGATGGATCGTTTGCTCGCTTTAGTATCTGATCGTACGTCAATGTTTTATACGCTGCCAGACTACCCTCGTTACCAGTCGATTTTGGAAACTTAACAGTACTCTTGATCAACGAAGCTAAATCCTCTGTAGAGGTGCTAGCTCCTAATGCCTTTGCTAGAGTTGTGTTTGGATTACGAACTAGCTGTCCACCTATCTTCACATACTCAACACCTGCATAGCTTTGAGCTTTAGTATTGTTGTCGTAGTAGTTTGGTTTTACAAATGCGTATTGCCAATCAATCCACACCATTAAAACATCCTCAACCTTTGCGGCATCTAATGCGTTTGATAATACCGGAGATACCTGACTGCTCTTATAGTCGAAGTACTTACCATCTACTGGTGGTAGCTTTGTTGGAGTGGTACCTTGATTTGGTCGTACAGCTGTTTGAAAGTCCGTTCCTCTTAATATTGCGCTACCATGCTTTATAGTAGGTGTAAAGAATGCCAAAGCTCGATCGGCTGCATACTTTAGTACGTTTAGTATTGGTGATGTTCTCTCTGGTTGGAAAGTGATTGCTACTGGATCTTCACCACCTTGATTTGGTGTTGGGATTGGATTCGCAATTACAATATTAGGAAACTCCAAAAGGTTTGCAGGTGGTGTTGGTGGTACGATTGGGCTAGTTAAATTATTAGCCTGGTCTGCAACAAGTCCTTGCAATAGTGCAATCGTAGCTTGTCCTATAGGAGCTGTCGGATTAGTTCCACCTTGCACCAGATACTGAGAACCTATACTTACCGTTGTTGTAGTAAATGACTTGTACGTTCCGTTGGTATAATATGTACCCTGTAATAAGAGACTATCGTAATCTGGAGTTGCCGGGTTTACGAATGAGTAATAAGTTCCGTTACTATAAATCAATCCCTGAGCTACCTCACTCACAAAAGTTGGGATTGTTGGGTTAACACCTCCTTGCGCTAATGAAGCTGGTGGTGTTGATATCACTGTATTACTGGTGTGTGTGAATATTCCAAACGGAGTTATCTTAATATAATCTGTATATAAGTCCGCTAAGAAGAATTGTGATAAGTGTGTTGTAGATCCTAACTTTGGTTGCTTTAATCTATCAGCCAAGTTGATTGATGATCTGAATTTTGTATTAACAAACGGTCTTGCTAGTTTTGAAATAGGGTCAGTCGTAAAGCTTCCTATAGCCGGAAAACTAAACTTTTGTTGCTTTGATGCTGAAGCTTTTAATATTTGGCTGTTTACTTTTGCAGCTTCTGGTGTTAGTTTTAGACTAGCACCTTCTACCTCCTTAGTTGGTTTTGGTAAACTAGGAGCCGTGTTGTAAGGACTTGCCTTCAACCTCTCTTCAAGACTTATCGTTTTAAATAGTTGTGCCATTATCTAATTCCTGATGAGTTTAATCCTAAACGTACTACTTCACCAACCTTCTTACCATCCATCTTAACTTCACCGCCTGATGAAGCTACTGCGATCAATTGATCAATTTTTGCAATAAGCGTATCCATCTTATCACCTTCATCTCCTCCACCAAACATTCCACCAAGCGCTCCTCCTAAACCTGCTAACGCTGGTGCTACTGCTGCTAATCCGATCAACGCTCCTATGATAGGCAATGCCGCAAATCCTGCCATTGCTATGACACCTAAACCTGCTCCAATTCCCAACATCGACATAGCCACTAATCCTAATCCAGGACCAGCTGCTGACATCATTAACAGACCTTCTGATAGTACGGAGAAGCCACCCATTTCGGCAATCTTAGTTAAGACTAAGAGACTTGGTACCATTAAACCTAGACCTAAGCTAGCTAACATTAGACCTGGGAATGCTATTAGTGATGCGTATCCTAAAGCTAACATACCTGCTCCAAGCAAAGTCATACCAGCTCCGAGTGCTATTATTTGGAATGCCATTGGCGCTAATTGCAGTAAGGAAGGAACAAACATATCAAAGCCTTTGGCCATTTCTTGAATCGCTTTTCCTAATACAAATAAGGCTGCTGCCATAATGAGCATTGCTCCAGCACCTGCCAATATTGCCAATGCTCCTACACCACTCATCATGATAGCACCAACTAGAGCTAATGCTCCAACCAATGCCAGCATACCGACGATTGCTTTTGCTATCGATCCCCAAGATACGTCTGCAAATTCTTGAGCTGCTTTTGCAAATATGAATACCGCTGCTGCCACTAATACCAATGCTGCTGCTCCGGCTAATAGTTTTGCTGGGTTAATTTTTTCAATTGCTTTGGTTAATCCACCAGTGGACTTACCTCCATCTGCTGGTGCACTAGACGCTGCTGAACTTGCTGCATCTGTTGCTCCACCACCACCTTTACCCAAAAGCTTACCTATAGAAGCCTTCCACAGTAAGTGCGCTTTTTCTTTTATCCAGTGAGCTGTGTCCATTGCATACTGCTTGATCTTGCCTAGATTCACTTGACCAAGCATTTGGACGCCTGAGGCCATCCACATAGCATTCTCCTTCATGAAACCAATCACACCTCCACCAACTTCCATAGTTTTACCCATGATGTTGTCTAGTAAGCTGGATTGTTCACCAAAGTACTTATTTGACTCTTCTTGCGCATCAATTGACTTTTGTAATTCCTCTACCGACATTCCAGTAGCTTCTGCTAAAGCCTTTTTCTGCATTACGTTCATTTTCTCAAACTCCGCAGCTCCTCCAATATTTGCAAGAACTTCTCTAGTCGATCCTTCGAGATCACCGTTTAGAGCTAATTCACGAGCCTTATCTAAATTTATTTCTCTACCTAATAATACAGATGCTTCCATCTGCTTATTGATACTACTCTCAAAGTCTAATAAACCATCTGCCATCTTAGCAGCTGTGCCTATCTCAACTCCCATCTTATGTAGTTGAACTGCCGACTTACCAAAAGCCTCTGCGCCACCTTTACTATACAAAGCCATTGCTCCAGTATTCTTGGCCATATCGCCCATAATCTTACCTGGCGCAATCCCCTGCAATTCAGCCATATGGCCTACATGCTCCATTGCATGTGCAGCAGTTTCTGCTGTCTCACCTGGCATTTGTGATAAGCTAGCATTTAATTGAGCTGCTGCTTCTCCCGTGATACCAAAGTGGTGAGCCATTTTACCAAGCTCATTTACAGTCTCTTTACTTAATGCGTTAACATTACCATACTGCTCAATAACACCATTCATGACACCCTTAGTATCTGAAAGGCCCATCATACTCTCAATCGAGAGTCCCTTAAATTGAGCTTCAATAGCTTGTCCTGCTGATAAACCTTGCTTCTTAAATGCCTCAAAACCTTCGTAGGCTTCGTGTAGCTTTTCAGCAGTTTGTTCTGCAAAAACAGCTTTAGCTAATTCTGGTGTGCGTAATTGATCTAGAAGTTCATCAGTAATGCCAACTCGCTCTCTAAGGCTTTTGTTTATCTCTTCAATCTTCTCCTTGACCTCATGCTGCTTTGCATTGAACGCTTCTTCCTTATCTTGTTGGATAAGCTTTTTTGCTAGATGCTTACTAGTCGATTCTATCTTTTGATTTTCTTGCTCTATACTCTGAGCAAATGATCTAGACCTTTGAATCTTTTGGTCATACTGTTTTACTAAACTATCATCACCAGCTTGTTGCGCTTGAAGCTTTAGTAAACCCAACTCAACCATGTTACGCTGAGTTCCTAGGAGTAATAGTTTATTTTGCTGTATCTGCTGCTTTGCTAAAACCTGTATCTCAGCAACTCTCGTCGATACACCATCCTTCAGCGCTTTGTTTCGAACTTCGGCTGCAAAGTTATCCTCTTTATTTTTCTGAGCTATATCAGCTAAGTCTTTTTTCATTTGCCCCAACAAACCAGCCCCAAGAAGATCCTTTGACTTCTTGGTTCCCTGAGAAAAACCTTGAGCAACTGCATCTGAGATACTTTGTGCAAGGTTTTTGAACTCGTCCGGTCCAATGTTGAGTTGATTAGCCATTAATTAACTTAAAAGAATTTTTTATACTTTGATTTGCTTGCATCATAAGCTAATATGTCTGCAAACTTTTTTGGGTTTTGTTTTATTAGTTTAGTGGCTCTATCCATAAACTCCCTCTCACCCATGTTAAACTTTTTATGTAAAGCCTTGAAGTCTGGTGAGGACATTAGTCTTGCGTATTGATAATCGGCTACGTGATTGAAATGAGATTTTACAAAACTCGATGTCTTATCTAGCATCCAATTTACAATGCCTTCTTCAATTCTATGATTCAACAACTCCTCACGAATTATAGTCTGAATCATTTCTCTTACATTCTTCTTAGCCATTGTATTGTTTTCATATAAATATTGCATAAAAAGGAAAGCCAACCGAAGTTGGCTCTCTGTTTATCTTTTTCCTGATTTTGCTTTTTCGTAAGCAGCCTTTTCGGCTTCTTGCTCTTTCTTCTTGGTATCTGCGAGTTTGAGATAGAAGTATCGTCTAAGGTAGACTGGCAAGTTGTATAGGTCGGAGTACGTCCATCCCATTTTTCCATAATACATAAGATCAAAAATCTGATCTTGCAGAATGGGCCTGTAATCAGACCCCAGGCCAAAAAAACCCTACTCCGATGGGCAATGCCATCTTTTCTTGCTCATAGCCACAACTTGGACACTCATACGAGAACGTCGTATCGATATCTGGTGTGACCTCTTTTAGATACTTACGCAACTCTAACGAATCACGAGATAGCATACTATCCACAAACTTATTAACGACTGCACGATCAGATTCTCCATCTACAGCTACAATCATATGTTTTAGTCTGGTAGATAGCTCTGGATCAACTCCAGTCAATCGGCTTAGTTTTTTAGTATTTTTGATAGCTTCTTCAATCTTTTTCTCGTCACCATGAGTTAAGAATTTTAAGCTCACTTCTTTTTTAGAGATTGGCAATGTGAAGTTGTGTGTTGTTTGACCTTTAGTAAAGCGATCCCAATCAATATCTTTATCCTCAAATTGCTGAAGATCAACCACTTGTGTTGATTTTTCACCACAGCTTGGACAAGTGATTTCTACCTCATAATCCTTACCATAGGCAAGAATACGAGCTGCAATAAAGATTGCATTCTTGTCGACTGTCAGTAGGTCGTTGTAATTAATCTTAGTAACGATAAGCGATTGTAATAACTTATCTAATACAACTCCCTGCTTAATTAAGTTTTGTGATGCTAGGATATCCTCCTCCTTAGCAGTCATGTATTTCATTTCGATAGTACCACTAGCTAATGGATGTCCTTCTGGATAGAAGTATCCCTTACTCGGAAGTGGAATTATCTCTGTTGGTACGTCTGATTTAGTGAAAGATTCAACAGCTCCTGTGTTGATTGAGTCTGCCAAGAATTTGGCTTTGATCTCTTCGTCTGTTAGTTGACGGTTATTTGTTGGATAATCGTCGTTTACAACTTTTGTCATATTGGTAAAACTATTTTAGTAACTATGGTTCTTCTATAAATATACGCAAATAAAAAAAGAAAGCCAACAGTTAAGTCGGCTTTCTTCGAATTAATTTTCAGTCTTAATTAGTATTCAAGTACTGCGTAGTCGATACCAAGTGTTAGAGAGATTTCAACTGGAGTCTCAGTAGACCAGTCCATATCACCAAACTGTGCAGTTTTGATGTAAGCTCCCCAAATTTTCCAGTTCTCAATTTTATCACCAACTGGACCTAGTACGAAGATATCAAAATTCTTTTTGTAGAAGTCTGCATATCCATCACGACCAGTTACTGATTCGTGAGCTGTACGTACCCACTCCATTACTGCTTGCGCACCTGATGGAACGATGGCGTCATACATAGAGATTGTGATATCTCCCCACTTACACTTACCCTTCATCTTGCGGATAATGTTGATGTGATCTAGAACCACCTCACCACATTCCAATTGTGGACGAGAAACTTTTTTACACAAGAATGATGGAATACCATCTACTTGTAATATAAATCTATTCTGTACCTTTGGTTCGTAAGGTGTGTAGAAGATTTCGTTGTTTTCTATTAAGTTTGCCATGTTGCGTTACTCTTTTGTATAAATATTAAGCGTTGTCAAAAGTTGCTCCAGTAGGAAGAATGTTAAAGTCAAGAACGATAAATTCTGCTGCTTTAGCTGGTTGTAGGTAGATTTGACCGTACATGATGTTTCTGTCGATTACATCAGGTGTGTTGTTAGTCTCATCCATTACCACTTTGAAAGCATAAAGACCTTGACGTGCTTTAACTGTTTCTAAGTAAGGAGTTACGATGTTCAAGAAACGTTGACGTGTAGCTGTAGTATTGTTTTCGAATACCAAGTAGCGGCTAGCACTTGCAATGTATTTCTTCATTGTGATCATTAAGCGACGTACGTTGATACGATCCAATGCAGATGGTTTAGCTTGTAAAGTTTTTTGACCCCAGATACAAATTCCTTGGTTAGGGAAAGTTGCAATTGCGTTGATCTTATTTTCGTATAAGTCGTTTCTGTCAGCTTGGTTAAGTTTCAATTCAACATCAACTGCTTCAGAAATACCACCACGATTTAGACCAGCTGGTGCAAACCACTCGTATGCTACTGAATCATTGTAAGCCATTACACGTGGAACAACAACACTAGGTGGAACCCACACTGGTTTGTTTTTATCTGTGTCTAGGATTTTAACCCATGGCCAGTAAGTACCTACGTAGTTAGAATCGATTCCTGAGTCAGTTACTGCTGCGATTGCTGCTGCAGCTGATTGACCTTGGATAACTGGATCTGCGATTACGAATGCATCTCCACGATCTTCTGCTACTTCGATAGCTTTGTTAACGATAGTTGAGTGATCTTTGATTGTAGCACCTGGAGTAACGATTAAGTTAACATCGTACTCGTCAGAGTTGCTGATTACGTTAAGAGCTTTTACATATCCTACTGAACCTTTTGCAGTTGCAGTTGAACAATCCATACCAAATAAGTTAGTAGCTGTGATTGCTGAACCTACTTTCTTAGTGATTGCTGGGTCCATACCATCAAATCCACCTTGGAATGGTACTGTAAATTTCAAGAAGGTGCTTACATCTAGTCCAGCAAACACTGATGCTGATACTGAAGATCCACCTACGAATGTTGAGCTATCGTTTAATTTAGAAGCACTTGCGTGGATGAAACAAGCATCAAGGTTGAATGCTGCGTTATTCATTGCAGATGCACCAAGAGCTAATGGTTTCAAGTAGTTGCTGTTATCTGTTGAAGACCAGTTCCATCCGTAGTATGCCTTTTTATTGTATGCACTATTGATCTCAGTGTTCTGAGTTACCATAGATGCTGTTGGCATTGCATAGCTAGAAGATACTGGCTGAACTACTGCAGCAAAACCGAAAGGCTTAACATTTGCAGTGATTGCTTTAGCTGATACAGCTGAGTCAACTTCTACACGGATGTACTTAGAGATGTTGTTGTAATCTCCGGTTACAGATACTACACCCGCTGAACTTACAGAGTAAGCTTTGTCACCGATTCGGCGAGCAATGTAGTTAGATGAATCTGGGTCTAAGTTAAGACCAGTGAAAGATTCTAAGATAACTGGACGTTGGTCTGTATCGTTGTAATCACGAACTACTACCGTGAATGATCCATAATCTGAACCTGCATCATCTCCAGGAAGTGTTGTATTGATTACAGCAACTTTGAAAGATGTGTTTGTGTCAGTACCGTCTGCAAGAGTGTGAATCTTGAATAAGTTTAATTTTTCAGCACCAATAATTTGTGATTGGATCCATGGAGTTTCAGCATTTGAGTATACACCTGCTGAACCTGATAGGTCAACTTTAGTATTAGCTGATTGTGATACAAAGCTTACAGATCCTGATAGACCAGTACTGGTTGCTAAGTAATCACTAAACCAAGTGTACATATATCCTTTCTTGCTACCCTTTACAGAAGTACCAAGTACGTTAGCAAATGAGTTAACATTTGATGGATTAGCAGAAGCTGTTAATGCTTGTGCTGTTACACTTGAACCAGATAATTGGAATCCGAAAGATCCAGTTACGCTACCTGCTTGGAAAGCGGCAAAATCCGACTTAGTAAATCCGTTACCAGTAGAAGAACCTACAGTAGTAGTTGGCATGATTACACCAACCAATCTGCTAGTAGCTCCATTGGTGTGAACGATTTGAACTGCGTCAGCGTTGTAGCCTCCTTCAGACAATACACGAACCACAGTAACAGTTGAAGCGCTATTCAAGTAGCTCTTAACTGCATATGGTACGTATGTTTCTTCGCTTAAGCCACCGAACTTAGCAATAAAGTCGTCAAATGAAGTGACAACTGTCGGTACAAAAGCAGGTCCTTTAGTTGTTGGACCAATGATTGCAGCTCCGATTGCTGCAATACCTGCAGGTAAAAACGAGAGGTCTTTCTCGTTTGTAAATACACCTGGTGATACTATTCTTTCAGCCATTGTTGTAATGTAGTTTTATCAGTTTGAATATAAATATCACAACATACAGCGAAACCTTAAAATACCTTAGCTATTTGGCGTAAATTGTCCGGTCTCAAGATCCAAAGAACCAGCTCCATATTTTGTGTCTAATTCTTGAGCTAGCTTCTTTTCTTCCTCGTTCGTCTCTACAATCTGATTTTCTAGTAATCCCTCTTGCTCGATCAAGCCATTAAGATAGGTTTCAGCATTCTTTTTTGCTAACTTTAATTGTACTAGTTGAATACCTAATACATTGTACTTCTCTTGTAAGACTTTGATTTGCTCAAGTTCTTCTGCGCTAAATTGCTTGTTTTCCATAACTTTGTTTTATGTTGTTCTTTATATAAATATGTTGTTTTGTTTGTAAACCTTATTTGTAGTGGCTTCCACCAACCCACAAAACGGCACTTCGTCTTAATCCCTCAGTCACTGGTGTTACTCTGTGTAACATGAATGATGGAAAGATTGCAACAGCTCCCTTTTTACGAGGTACAGCAAATGAATAATTACCTGGCATTAATTCCAAATCACCACCCACATACTCATCAGGATTTGAAAGCTGAACTACAATAGATATTTTTCTATGTGATATTGTAGAAGGTCCTATATCTAAGTGCCAATCATAATGACCACCTCCAGCTTCATATTCTGTGAACTGAATGTCGTCCATAATAGAGTTAATATCGAAATGCCACAGAGCATTGTTTGCTTCTGTTACCATATCTGCAATCCTACTATACATCCACAACCATTGTGAGTTGTTTGGAAGCCATCTGATTTTAGACTTTCTGATGGCTTCCTCCACCTCTTCCTGATTACCGATTATTGTGGCATCATGTTCTTGATACTTTTCTGCTGTGAGTTGTATATGGTTCACCTCTTCTTCCGTAAAACCATTCTCAAACCAATAGTACTGAGTCTGGTCTACATTTTGAGTAGGTTGGAATGTGGGTCTATTATTCATAACTAAAATATACGTAAAAAATTAAAACTATGCAACTAGCTGTTACATCACATTTACAAGTAAACCATCAACAAACTGCAATATAAACATACCTCGACCATCTGTAACTGGTACATCACCAGTATAACCACCACCTCCACCTGATCCTGGAGGTCCCGGAGGGCCAGTAGGTCCAGTTGGACCAGGTGCCCCAGTAGGTCCTGGAGATCCAGTTCCTGAAGGTCCGGTAGGACCGGTTGGTCCGGTAGGTCCTGGTGATCCAGTAGGTCCAGTAGGTCCAGTTGATCCTCTCAATGCTGCTAAGAAGGCAGCCTCTGTTCCACTATTCCCTGCAGCTAACCAAGACTCGTAAGCTGAACGACCAGTGGAGCCCGTAGGTCCAGTTGGGCCAGGTCCACCAGTAGGTCCAGTTGCGCCACTAGGCCCCTGAGGACCAGTAGGTCCTGGAGGTCCTGCTACTGTCGATGCAGCACCCGCAGGTCCAGTAGCTCCAGTAGGTCCTGGCGACCCGGTGGGACCAGTAGGTCCAGTTGGTCCTACTACGTTAACTGAGTTTATTGGCGTTGTTCCGTTTGTTAGAGATATTGTCAATCTTCCTGCTGACACTGCTGCTGAAGAGATTCCTACTCCAGTAGGTCCGGTAGGTCCTGGAGATCCAGTTGGACCACTAGGTCCAGTTGGTCCAGTAGCTCCACTTGGACCGGTAGCACCAGTATCCCCTTTCAGACCGCTAGGTCCGGTAGGGCCAGTGGGACCAGGTGATCCAGTAGGGCCAGTGGGTCCAGTAGGACCAGTAGGTCCTGACAAAGCATAGGTACTTAGGTTTTCTGTAGTAATAAATGTGTAAGGACCTCTTTGAGTACCTCCCTCTAATCTTGAATACTGAGGTGGTCCCCAGAATGGCATGATTAGAGATTGGTTATAGTAAGTTGCACCATCTCCGTGATTTGAGATTAAATAACTTGCCCAGCTACCATTATATCCTGCAATTCCAGTTGGTGATTGATACCAAGTCTGTGTACTGCTTCCAAATCCAGTTGATGATAGTGATGTTGCACTATACGAAGTTGATCCCGGAGGGCCAGTAGGTCCAGTTGGACCAGGTCCACCACTAGGTCCAGTAGGTCCAGTGGGGCCAGTAGGTCCAGTGGGTCCTGGAGGGCCAGTAGGTCCTGCTACTGTTGAACCTGGGCCAGTTGGGCCAGTAGGTCCAGTGGCTCCAGTATCCCCTCTTAGCCCTTGAGGTCCAGTGGGGCCAGTAGGTCCAGTGGGTCCTGGACTGCCAGTGGGCCCTGTCGGACCAGTGGGTCCAGTAGGGCCAACAACATTGACTGAGCTGATTGGAGTTGATCCATCTGTAAGTCTTATTGTCAATGCTCCACCCGTTACTCCTGCTGTTGAAATGCCAACTCCAGTTGGGCCAGTAGGTCCAGTGGGGCCAGTAGGTCCAGTGGGTCCTACGCTTCCAGTTGGACCAGCTGCTCCGGTAGGTCCAGTAGGTCCACTAGGACCGATTGGGCCAGTAGGACCAGTTGATCCGTTAGTTCCACTAGGTCCAGTTGGGCCTGGAGGTCCGGTTGGGCCAGTAGGTCCAGTAATTCCTGATGTATTAGTCCACTTGCTGGTTGAGCTATTATATACCAGTAGTTGGTTGTTTGATGGTGTTGTAATTGCTACATCGGATAATCCAGTGATTGGTATGCTAATATTTCCAGATCCATCAAAAGAAACACCTGCAATGCTTCTAGCTGTTTGTAATTTAGTTGCTGTTCCTGCGTTTCCAGTGATAGTAGTTACAGATGTTAGGTATCCTGCTGAAGCGTGATTACCCCATCCATATGCTGTATTCCAGTTGGATACGTTTGTTGAAGAGAAATCACCCAAATGCCAAACTCTACTACCTCCCGATAATGCATTTGATCCAGCCGCAGCGGTACCCGATTGTGATGCATTAACGTATAAATCTCCGTTAAATCTTACGACACCATCCTTAATATCAACCCAATCTTTGGCACCGGTACTATAGTGTGTGTGTGAAAACTTGATATACTCGTTTCCATTATCTTTTGTGAAGATGTTAAGGTACGAGTTGCTATCACCATCTCCGGTATTCTTAAAAGTGATACCGGCTTCATCACTATTTACTATCCATGCAAATCCGTTATTCGTATCGGATGTGTAAAAGGTAAGCTTTCCTGTCAATGATCCACCCGCTAATGGTAGATATGAGTGTGTATGTGAAGCAGCTGCATAATCAGTTGCTGCAGTTGTTGCTGCTGTACCTAATCCCAGGTTTGTTCTAGCATTAGCTTGTTGTGTAGATGTTAAACCCTGATTGCTAATGTCAACACGAAGTCGGTTACCTAATGCAGTTGATGTAGTTGTTGCAAAGTTAGCATCATCTCCTAACGCAGCTGCTAATTCATCCAGTGTGTTTAACGCTGTTGGTGCAGAAGCTACTAAATTAGCAACCTGATCCGCTACGTAGGTTCTTGAAGCAAATAGTTCATCGTTAGTTGCCGTTCCAATTGATGTATTGGATGATCCTGATATAGCAATTTTAGCTGCCGAACCAGATACAACAATGCCTGTCGATGTGATTGCAACCGTTCTATTTCTTGTGTTTAAATTTGGTAAACTTGTTTCACCTCTTGCCATAGCTTTTTATATAAATAGCATTATTTGTCTGTTCTTGAATATTCTGGATATTCTACATCCCATCGATCAACATCCTTACGTTCTCCATAAACCACATAATGACAGTTAATATGATCGCCATCGGATCCAATCTCAATTTGTTGTCCAGTAATCTCTTTTACATATAGAGCCTGGTATTGTCCAACTGGAGTAAGCGATACTGTGATCGTATCGTGATCAACTAACCAATCCCAGTACTCCGGCAAATCTATTGTAGAATCTCCGTTCAACTTACCACGGAAGTATACTGCAGATTCTGGTCCTTCTATTGCTGCGTGCTTTAATCCCCAACCTTGCTTTCCTTGGTGTGGAATATCAAAGAACTTTGTACCACCACACGTAATATCATTTGCAGCATCAAAGTTTCCTGCTACGTCTATCTGTGCAGAGTACCCATATGCATTAGTACCAAAGATGTGTCTATCACTGTAATAATACATTCGACCATACTGAGCTTCTAAGAAACCTTCACCAGCATTCGTTAATGCACCAAAGTACGTTCTCTGACCAGAGGTATTCTCTCTTACCTGGATAGCAGCAAATGTTGGGTTTGATAGTACCCACTTTACCGAATTGTTTTGATCAATCTCTAACGCAGAGTAACCAGCTCCACCACTAACCCCTAAAAGATCTAGATCCGCAGCTGATGTGTTTATAGCTACTGCATCTGCCGAGCCTGCACTCGTGGCGTTTACAGCCCAACTGGAGGTTGCTGCGTAAGATGCCGATGTGATACTTCCTAGCAGATAACTCGCTGTTAAAGCGTAACTAGCTGTTACCGCTCTTGTAGCCCAACTTGATGTAATATTCCAAGTACCAGTTGCACCAGTACCAGTTAATGTTGGTGCGTATGAATTGTAGTTATTTGAATCTAGTACTTTATACCAAGAACCCCATGTCGTACTTGTACCATATCTGTGGTGTAAATTTCCGTTATCGGTAAATCCAATCTCATGAGCACCACCACCAGACCAGTCAGTTCCTGAACCATACTTTCTGAAGTACATTACACCATTGTATGTACCGCCATCACTCAAACCGTTTGTTGAGTTTTGCTTGAAATCAAATCTAACACCCTGAGATGCGTTGTTTGTTTCTGGTGTTGATGCTACAGCTCTTGTATCTGCTGATAATACATAAGTTGATGTAGTAGCTGAGGTAGCACTTGTGGCAGTTGTAGCTGAAGTAGCTGAGGTAGCTGTTACTGCATTTGTAGCCCAAGAAGCTGTACCAGTTGTATTACCTAAGTGGCTACCAGTTATTGAGTTTGTTGCTAGTAAGTTGACAACGCGAAGCGTGCCTGTACCTGGGTTGTATTGTGCTCCGGTGTTTGTATTTAACTTCTCAGAGGCTGCAGTACCATTATCTGAATCGACAAATGTTACATAATACGACGCAGCAGTAGATGTGGTTTCTGTAAGCACCTTATCTGCGCTTACTGCATTTGTAGCAGTAAGAGCTATTCCTGCATATGAAGCAGTACCAACAAGATCTCCTTTGAAGATCGATGCTGTAATTGCATTCGTTGTAGCATTATACGTTAATCCGGTACTATCTACTCTTTGGGCTTGGTTACCTGATGTACTAGATACAAAGGTTAGGTAGTATGGACCTGCACCAGTTGTAGTATCTGTTATTCCTACGTTTGTGCTATTGGTTGCATTAGTTGCTGAAGTAGCACTTGTTGCTGTCGCTGCGTTACCTGATATAGAGATACCCCAAGTACCAGTGGCATTTGTACCATCTGTTTTTGGAGCTCCAATTGTATTGTATGATATAGTTCTTGCTGCAGATCCATTAAACGATGTACCGGATGCATCACCTGCACCACCATTGTTGAATGTTACTGCATTCGTTACTGAACCTGCACTTGTTGCTGATGTCGCACTTGCTGCAGTTGTTGCCCAAGAAGCTGTTGTGCTTAGGGTGTTAGTCGCAGCATTGAGTGTGAATCCGGTAAAGTTGGATGGTTGTGTGTATCCAGATGCTTGCACACCTATGATACTCCACGTACCAGTGTTGGTTGATCCTATGTATGTGTTTGCTGCGTTAACCGCGTAAGAAGCTGTTACTGCATAAGAAGCAGAAGTGACTGTTCCTAGCACCGACTGAGCTACAGTTGCGTAGGAAGCTGTACCAGTAAAGTTTGTTGCAGTTACGCTAGTAAGTCCTGCTAGTGTGGTTGAAGTTGCTCCTAGTGAAATAGTAGTACTTCCTATTGTGATTGAAGAGTTTGCTAACTTGGCATTAGCGATTGAACCTGCTAACATCGTATTAGTCACAGTTCCAGAATCTCCCGTCCCCACCAATGTACCAGTTGCTGTTGGTAGCGATAATGTTGGAGTACCTGCCGTTGCAGTTGCTTGAAGTGTTGCAGTTCCTGAAGTTGATCCTGGAAATGCTATACTAGAAATTCCCGTCAATGCTAAGTTTGCTGAAGCTCTGTTTAGTGTTACGGCTGTCGTTCCAATATAATGCGTAGAGTTACCTAAAACTGCTGATGGAATGGTTCCTGATAGATTACCAGCTGTTAATGTTGATGCTGAAGTTAGATTGCCTGTAGCTGTTCCTGATAGGGATCCGGTAAAGGATGTTGAAGTAACACTAGATAATCCTGCCAACGTCGTTGAAGAAGCTCCTAACGATATAGCCGTTGTACCAATGGTAATGCTACTGTTTGCTAGATTAGCGTTTGTAATACCTGCCGTTCCTGACAAGTTTGAGTTTGTCAAACCAGAAATAGTACCACTTAGTGTTAAGGTTCCTGCGCCAGTAATTGGACCACCACCTAAAGTAATTCCTGATACCGTACCCGATGCTGATACCGAAGTCACAGTACCTCCGCCTGACGCTAGGTTTGTTGATGCGGCGCTGCCACCTGTGCTGATATCTAAATAAAACCCTCGAGCAGAACCACCCTGCTCAAAAAATCTTAATTTATTTTGATAAACGTCAACGGTAACCCCTCCCGTAAGAGTTGTGTTTGTAACAGCTTTATTAAGAAATATTTCACCGCCTTCGTCTCCTGTCGAGTTTAGTGATCTCAGATAAGAGTTTGCTATTACATCTCCACCTGAGTAGACAGCAGCAGATCCAGATACTATGTTTGCATTGAATACTCCCGCATTTGGATTGTATGTTAATGTACCGACAGTACCTAGAACTTCAGGAACTGCTGGGTTATTGTTACCATCTACAAATGGAATATAGTGGGTGGCGTTAGTAACAACTAAGCCCGTTTTGACTGTATCGGCAGTAGATGCTGATAATGCATATGATGCTGAAGTGGCTGATGATGCGCTTCCTGAGAGGGACCCAGTAAAACCCTGTGTTGCGGTTACTGTGGTTAATACGGCACTTGAGCCGGAGACTATGACTTTTTTCCAGTTTGGCATATTACAAAATTCTTAAGCTGTGGTTAGATACATACACTTATGCCGTGTATATGCCTACTTCCTTTCGGCCTACAGCTTTATTTCTAATAAATATTAAGAGTTGTAATTAAGATGTTGCCTGCTCAGCTTTTTTTTGTTTGCGAGCTTCTGCTGCAATTGCACGCTGGAGTTCAGCAGCCTTTTCATTTTGCTCTTGAGCTTCACGTTCGGCTAACATTGTGCGAATGGTTTGCAATTCTGTTTCTAGTTTGTATTGCAAGTTACCTACAAATCTGGCATCTTTACCAGTGATGTTGATTACATCTAATGATTGGCGTAGTAGTGTAATCTCTTGTATTGAGAGATCGATTGAGAAAATATCCATAACTGAGTGTTTTACTTAGCTTCCTGCTGTAGATATTGATTCTGCAGCTTCGTAACTAGAATATAGAACATTTCTACCTGTTCTCCAACTAATTGCGTTGTTTTTAGGGTTTTAAGTAAAAACTCAAGCTCCTGAAGACTCAGTTTATTTAGGTCTTCAGGAGTTGATATTGTTTGATTTGGTAATAGTTTATTGATAATGCTCATAACCTTAATAAATATTATGCTGTGTAAATCCAGAAGTCTCCTGCAGTTGACATATACATTGAACCTACTACTGCAAATTCTCCAGTGATCGGTTTAGTAGCGCCATGACTAGCTTCGACAAATAAATATGGAGCAAATGAACCACTCACACCACCCGCTGATGTTGGGTCTAATGCATTTGTAGTATCTACAAGACCTGATTGATAACCCCAACGGTCTGTTGTAGAGTCGTATCCGTAAGCAATGTTGCCAGCGGCATCAGAACCACGATCGATCACAATACCACCATCACCTGCTGTTGCAGAGCCAGAAGCTACTAGGATGAATTGGTCAGCTACATACAAGTTAGATGAGCTAATCGCTGTCACAGAACCCTCTACGTATAGCGTACCTTTAACGCTCAAGCTATTATTGACTGTTGTTGTTCCAGTAGAAGCTCCAATGTTTACTGTAGTTGCTGCACCACCAATGTTTAAAGTAGTTGCAGTTGTGTTAACTAAGTTGAAGGTTGTTGCAGAGGTTGTAATGTCTCCACCATTTACTGCTGCGTCACCCGTCAACGTTAATCCAACGAATTGAGGAGAATCTGAAGTTTGTAATCCTAAATCAACTGCAGAAGCTGCTACACCATTCGTTGTAAGTGTTACCTCACCTTGAGCACCTGATGCAATCGATGAACCAGATACTAATCCAGTTTTAAGAGTTACAACACCTGCTGAAGATACAGTGGCACCACCTGATAATGTACTGAAGATAGAACCAGAGTAGTATGGTAGCATTGAACCAGAGTCTACTGAGAATGTTCTCGCTGTAGCTCCATTAAATGTACCACCACCATTATTTAAACCTGAACCTGCCGTTAAGGCTGCTAATGTGGTGTATGCTGTTGCTGCTGCTGTTGCCCAAGAAGCTGTACCAATCAGAGCACCAGTTAAAGAACCAGTGAATGAAGCAGAAACGGATGTTACATTGATTGCACTTGGTAAGTATGTGTTGCCAATTGTACCAGCGTTAATATTAGATGCGTTGGTGTAATACGAACCATGTTGGTTATCTAATAAATCAGAGTTGTTGGCAAAGGTAGCATAAGAAGCTGTACCAGTTAATGTACCTATATGCGATCCAGTAAATGACGCAGTTACACCAGTTACGGATATCTGAGATGCTAGTGTTAGACTATCAGAACCCTCAACTGCTAAGTTAGTACCCGCTAAGTCTGTTAAAAAGTTACCATAAGTGATATACTCATTGGCACTCTGACTAATAAAGATCTTATCAGTACTAGCAATGTTTGTTACTGCTGATGTTGGGAATATAGCTGTTGCTGTTACCCCAGTTAATCCTGCACCGTTACCAAAGAACGATCCAGTAAATGAACCGGTAACCCCTGCTAATTCAGCCTGCGATCCCGATACTATGACTTTTTTCCAAGTTGCCATTTTCTAAAATGTGTTTTTTATCCGTTGTATATAAATATGTTATGTTTTTAGAATCAATCTAATCCCACAAAGAAATTCCCTGATGTAAAATATATACCTCCATTAGGAGCTACTCCTGATAACTCTACCGATTGCGTTGCCAATACAACTACACCACTTTGTGATACGGTTAATACAGCAGCAGAGCTTGAGTTTCTCAATATTGCAATATTTGCAGTAACTCCGGTAATATCTAAAGATCCTGAAGTTATGAATAAACTACCAGTAATCGATTGGCTTGCCTTAAATTGGTTTGAACCAGTTATTGCAAATGATCCGGTATTAGTCGCATTAAAAGCAAAGACATTAAAAGATGCTGAGTTCTCCAAACCAGCATATCCAGGCGTCTCAAATGCAACAAACTTTGAAACGCTATATAGTTGATTCTGGCTCTGTACATATATAATCTGACCATCCGCTAACCTATCTTCATAAATTGAATACATATTGGATGCAGAAGGTACGGTAATCCATCCTCCCTGAACAAACTGAACAGCGGTGAATGAGCCCGACGCTCCACTCCTTACGTATATATCACTTGCAGTAGTTGCCATTAATCTATTCTAATCTTTATGGTGCGGATGCTGAATCCGGCATTAAAAAATATCTTGTGTTGTTTGTATTTTTCCCTTCTGCAAATATTACACCCCATCTAGAGTAGCTGTTGATTGGTGTTTCTAAATCAAAATAGTAAATACCAGTACCAACTGTTCCAGGGATAGCCGAATCCTTTGCATATAAATAGTATTCACCTGGTGTTCCTGTAACGTCAGGTGGAACACCATCATACATGCTTACCGGTTTACTACCTAGATTCGATGCTGATGGGAATATGATTAGCAATCTATTTGCCGTTGCGCTAAAGTTAATATAACCTAAGGTTGATACTCCTGAGCTGTTTGAGTCAGATAATACTGATAGAGATGCTGTTTTAAATAGTGTAGCTGTTCCTCCAACATAACCTGGAGTAAATGATGAGGAGCCAATTGATCCACTTTGGAACATAGCAATTAATGAGCCACTAGTAATAACACCACCAGTATCACCCATGCTAGCTAGAGTGTTGGTTTCATTTGTTCCTGATCCTCCAGTCCAACCATACACATAAGTCTTTCCGACTGGTTGAGCTATTGTTAATGTTCTGGTGTATGTTGTAGTCTTTCCATGCACATCATACACACTAGCTGTATAAGCTACAGTACTTGCTGTAACAAATGTCGATGTGTTTTGTAAAACATATGATGAGGAGTTTGCGTTTTGTGGAATAAGTTTCAAACTACCAGCTGTACCACCACTCAATGAAGCAGAGTATGGTGCATCAGATTCTGTATCCGATATTGACATACTTACCAATCCAGTATTAGCACTTATTGATGCTGTTAGGTTGGCTGCTACATCTGTAAAGGTTGCAGTTGGTGCGTAGTTTTGTGCAACATATATAGTCAAACTACCGCTACCAATATTATTATACTGATCTCGGAATGTTATGTTTGAAGTTATTGTCTGACCGCTTGTGTATGATCCACTCACGTTTTGAGCAATACTTAACGCTCCTGCAGTTGTTACATTTACAAGCGCATTTGACGATGTGAAAGATTGAACCACCTGAGATCCATAATCTGGTGAGTATGTTACACCCAAGTCTCCTTGAGTACCACTTCTACCATTTGAGTTAGTATACACTAATGCACCACTTCGTGCCGTCTCAATAACATAGAATGTACCGTTTGTAGTTAAAGTTCCAATACTAGCTTGAGCAATGCTGAATGAACTACTTTCGGTGTTTGTTCTGAATCCATGAACATCCTTAATACTAGCGGTGTACCCATATGTAGTCGAACCGCTCAGACTATTTCTTGCTTGAAGGTAATACACACCACCACTATAAACTGCGTTTAGTTGACCACTAGGATCTGTAAGGCTAAATGAGCTAGTGTTTATAGCATCACCCTCCGTATCTGAGAATGATAGAGTAACCATTGTGCTACCTGATGTGGCTAAATTTGTATTTTGTTTTGTAGAGTTGTTTGTAAACACAATATCTGGAGCGTTGTTTATAGCAACGTTTACTGTTAGGTTTACATACTGCTTAGTGGTTTCAAAACCATGTTCAGAAGCTGTCAGGTATACACCGATTGTATTATCACCATTGTAAGACCAAGCAGATCCACTAACATTATTTTTTAATCTTAGGTTTGTTGCAGAACCGGTTAATGAAGTTACCTCCACTAAATCGCCGTCTGAAGTTACACTCCATCTCTGTGATGCTGCAGATGACCACTGAGCTATAGTTCCAGTTCTTCCGGTTGAGTTTGTATATATAGATGCACCCGCAACTGCTGACTCAATCACATACGCATTTGTCCAGTTATTTGTTACCGCGCTAGCAGCATCTGCGTCAATTGGAATAGTTACTAATCCAGTATCTGTAGTATTGTTATAGGAATCTCTTACTGACACTTGATAAACATATCTATCTGCTACATCTGAGTTTAAATACACCCCCGTCTTACGAGTCACTGTTCCACTTGAGTTACATTGGAATGGATTTGCGTGTGGATCATATAAAGATGTACCACCTAACGATGATGTGATATTAGTACCAACAGAATTAAGGTATGCTGACACTAAAGTGAAATCTGAAAATGTTATTGTATCACTCTCTGTGTCTGTTGCTGATATAACACCTACAGTAGTTCCATCTGATGAATTTTCGTTAATTGAGCTTAGTGTTTGATTATTTACTACCGGAGCTATGTTATCTACAACTTGAACCACAATCGGCAATGTTGTAATCGATGTTGTACTATCTCCGCTAGTGTAGTGTTGATCTTGAACTGTGAATGATATGTTATACGAGCTTGTAGTTTCGTAATCTAGTGATGCAGTTGTTTGATGGACAGCTACATAGGTAGCTGCTAATGATGCAGAAAAGCCAGTTGGCATACTTCCTGTGTTCACCGTCATCGTGTCTGATTCAGCATCTGTAAAATAAACTCTAAACTTCTCACCACTAGTTGAATTTTCGTTTAGTGATGCAGTGTAGCTTGTAATGATAGCTCCACCAATAGACGTTTGTCTCCATGATGGTGCTGTATTTGGATTAACTCTAATGTACACTGTCTGAGAACCCACTCCACTAAACGTATCCACAGCTTCTATTAAAAACGGATGTGATCCAGATCCTGGAGTAATATCCGTATTCATCGATGAAGTTGATTTTGTGTTTAGTGTGATTTCTCCTCCAGTAGATATTTTGAAAAAACCTGCAGTGTATGCACTAGCAGTTCTAAAAGTTATTGCCTGACCCTCAGCATCTACTGCTGATACAGTACCAACAACAGAACCGCTAACCTCATACTCCTGAATAGTGAATCCTGTGGTTGTTATATTAGGAACACTATTTGGAAAAAACACCTTTTCAATAAAGTTGCTCAATGATCCGCTAGTGCCGTAATTCACGTTGTAAACACCTGAAGGTAAGTTAGTGTTAGATACGATCCTATTACCATCAAACGATGTTAGTGGGTTTGTTGATTGTGATAGAGCAACGTCTTGACCAGCAAACCCAAGATCAACCATTGAGGCTGATATAAAGATTGGATCAACGTACGAAGCCGTCGTAGCAAAGCTTGCTGACGAAACACTTCCCGATATTTGCTGTCCTCTTATTAAAGCCATTATACAAATTTTCCTACTGCAACAACCTCATCAGTTGGTGCTAATGTAAATCCTAATTGTGCCGTATCTACAACCAAAGTGCAAACTCCCGATGACTCTGTGAAGCTTACTATTGCTGCTGGTTCTACGTAGATACCATTTATTAAAAACTGGAAGTTGTTAACTCCAGTAGCAGGTAACCCTGAAGGGGCTCCTAAAAATGCTGCTGTAAAGTATACCGTATCCGGTACAACTACTGAGCTTCCTACTAACGCCTTGTTTGCCGCTAGGTAAGCTACTGTGGTAGCGTCTGTCAATGATAATGGATTGATTGCTGTTCTCACTGTTGGCTCTGTAAATGATAGAGCACCAGCTCCACCACTAATAGTTGATGTCTCGGTTTCTTGATAGATTGCCGGATCTGCATCTGGTGTTGTTTCTATTGTGAATTGGCGAGTATCAAATGCTTTTTCCGATTGCTTACTACTCAACTCCTTAGCCAGTACATCAGGAACAATATGTCCAAATAACGTTATTTGAAAGGTTGTTCTGACAATTCGGTCTGTTTCTTGTAGAGCGTCTGTTGTATTTGTAAAGCTATCGATTTTTGTTCTAAACTTAAAGCGCTCCATATCTCCCCAGTAAGTACCCTCTGAATATATGATCGATTCTACAATCGAGTTCATCCCTTCAATATAATCTGTCCAAACAACTACATCATAGGTGATATCAACATAATCAGGTACGACGGTGTTTATATACGTCTTGATTGGTTTACTATTTGTCAAGATACTAAACTGATCGTACTTATTAGTTTGCGTATACTTCACCTCTTGTGTTTGGTAGAGTTGTGGATAGTTTGCATCTACCTTATTAGCTAACATACGATTTTTTGTGATCGCCGTTCTTTTGTATGCTATAAGTGGTGATTGTATTCTTCCCTGTTTATCACGAAAGTAACCATCTGCTTGAAAATTTTTCCATTTTTCTGGTGAACCATAGATCACTGGAACTTTAACTTTAGTGCCGTTCTCAATAATCTCAGGTCTGATCACATTTTCAAAATAATACTGTATAGTGTAATCTATATCAAATAGACCAATAGAAAGCCCCTTCAGCGTATCGTCGTCACGTCTAATATCGTTATGACGTTTGAACTCACTGTTTTCTGAACCCTTGCTTAGCTCATACTGTGATTTAGGTAGTTGCTTTCTCGTATACATTATACTCTAGTCTTTACAAGCTGCAGTCTAGAAACTCTTGTCATATGCGTTACGCATAACATACTAAGACTCTCTCCAAAATTAGACCCAACACTCTTTCCATAATCATTATCCTTTCCAACTACGTATTGGTTTTCAATAATTTGATCAATCTCATAGTAGTTACCATGAATCTCGATAATATCACCACCCACTGGAACAAGTCCTATATCTCTCAGCTTAGGTTTAAAAAACCTGAAAGTGATTGCTTGTGTAACATCTACTCCAAATTGATCATCGGCTACATACATCTGATCCTGAGCTTCCATTAAACACGTCACCCTAACTGCAGGATAATATGTCTTTTGACCAGAAGCTTCTCCATAAAGGTTTGTACTGGTGTCCTTAGCCTTTGTTTCTGGCAAAAAGTATTTGTAATAATCTACCTCTTGCTGAATTACGTTATCTAGCAACTCACCATTGACCTTTTTAATAAAGCTTATATCTCGACTACTTCCAAATAATGCCATTACTTAACGTATATAAAGAGTGGTACCTTTGATAATTGTGTTTGCATAGCTGTTGCTATTGCTGCTTCTTGCTCTGTCTGACCTTGTCTAGTCATACTCTGTAGCAACTCTTTTAGATCTGTTAGTAATGTGGTCTTATCTTCACGACCCTGAGCAATCAAGTCGGTTCCATTCAGAGTTGTTTCAGCTCCTGGAATTGGAACTGTCGTGTACTTTCCACGAATTAAACCTAACATCTCTTTAGCGGTTGCTAGAGTGTATTTGTATATCCACTGCACTCCAACATCTTTAATTTTATTGAACTCGATTCGACCATAAGGTACGTTACTCAAGTCACTTACAGAACCCGTTGGTGTTTGTAGTGGGTTATTTCTATCGTTTGTTACAACATACTCAAACCAAAGTTTATAGTTATCTGTTGGAATTGGGTATATGTTTAATTTGTTGTTTCGTAATTCAAATGTGTAGTTTGATTTACGGATTGTATCGTTCAACTCGATAGCTTGCATTCTAAGCAAATCAGCATACAAAGGCATTACCATAAACGAAACCGCTGGTGAATAAGATCCCCAACCAAAGCTATCAAGTAGCTGTTGTGAACCTGCTCCAGTTCCTACATAAGGGTCAAAGTATCTAACAATTGCTGGAGTAAAGTCGTGATACACTCGCTTGATTTCAATTGAGTTTCCTGACTCACTAACATTAGCCCATAATGCATCTAGATTGTAGCTTTGCGATCCTGGAACGAGGTCTACATATCCCTTTTTCCAATCCACATTACCACCAGTACCCGTTTCATTACCATAATTCTTAGCCAACTCAATAGTACGTCCCATGTTTGGAGATACTGTTCTTTGAGATAGTTCATTTGATGTTGAAGTCCCTTGCAAAGTTAACATATAATCCTTTGCATTGAACATATTAACTTGTGTGCTAAACTCGGTCACTGCTTCTTCAAATGCAGCAAATAGGTTTATGTCTTGCAACTCGACTTCCATTATCGGATAGCCTAATCTGCGTGCACACCAGTCTGCAACTTTATCAGCTTCAACTTTAAATACACTATCATTGTCGTAGTACCCAAACGATGTTGGTCTAGATCCTGTGGATGGGGTGTTGTAAAAGGAAGCGGACAGTGTTGCAAACGAGCTAGATCCTGGCCAAATTGGAATGTTCATGTATAGCTACTTTGTAATAAATAGTTGTGATTTGTAATTAAAAGAAAAGCTGACCGTATTGGGCCAGCTTTTATATTTTAAATCCTGGATGATTAGATGTCTCGATAATCTGAGTAGATTTTTAGTACCTCTTCGACTATCTCATGTCTATGATTAGTCTTCAAAGATACGATTCTAACACCCTTAATATTCTCCTCTAATCGAACAAAAAAACCAATACCAGAATCCTTCTTTTGTTTTAAATCAATCTGAGCTAAGTCTCCACAGAATACCATCTTACCACCACGACCTAAGCGACCAAGCATCATTTCTGTCTGACCGTGTGTTATATTCTGACACTCATCTACTAATACAAACGTGTTTGGAAAAGTGCGACCTCTCATGAATGCAAAAGGAACAATCTCGATATGACCTTCTTGAACCATCTTATCAATACCCTCCTTATTGTAGAGCATATACAAGTTGGCGTATATTGGTGCTAACCACGGATCCATTTTCTCTTTTAGATCACCTGGTAGGAATCCAATATCTTCCTTTGCTACTGTAGGTCTTGTTATTACTATTTTCTCAATCTCTCGCTTAAAGAACATATCTAAAGCAGTCTGACATGCTACTAGTGTTTTACCACTACCTGCCATCCCTTTCAGAAGGGTGATTGGATTTTCAAAGATTATAGACTTGGCAGCTTTCTGCTCTTCGTTTAAATCTATCTTAAATTTTACGGGGTTTTTCGGCTTTCTTTTTTCCAAGTTGCTTAACTTTTTAGCCGGTTGTGGTTGTTCCATTTCATATGGTATAACTAGTGAATAACTTTGTCTCCTATAAATAGTTTCAGGCAATAAAAAAGCCCCTCTTTTGGAGGGGCTCTTTTTATCTATTCGTGATTAGATTAGATGTTGTTGATTGCACCAACATACACTTTACCATAGAACTCAGGACGAGTAACAACTTTCGCGTAGCGAGTCATCACACCACGACGTGGGATGAAGTTGTTAGGATCGTACACTAGAGGAGTAAGCATCAATGGAACGTAAGGAGCATATACAGCACCAGTTTCCAAGAATTGGTTACCTCTGAAGCCCATCAATACAGTGTTCTCTTGCATGTAAGGGTTTTTGTAAACTTGGTAGCGGCTAGTTAAAGCACCTACTTTTTGAACACCCATTGCATACTTCATTTTCTCACCATCACCATCTGCAGCGTATCCAGGGATAGACTCAAGAATAGTAGACACGTTTGGAGAACATACTAGGAAGTTTGCACCACCACGTAATGTTTTTGCGTGAATTTGGTTAGAAACTTTTTGCAATTTAGTTCCTAAAGTAGAGAACCAAGTACCTTGTACATATGCGTTACCGCTTACGTTGGTATCAGAAACGAATGCAGAACCGTTCCAAATTTCGTTTGTGCGAGCAGACCAGTACTCAGTAGTGTCAGCAGCAGAAATCAACATATCTAGGATCTCTAAGTCAATTTCCATAGAAACGTACTCAGATAACATAGCTGTTAATTCAGCTTCAGCATCTACAGAGTGGTATGCGTTAAGGTCTTGCGCAAATTCTGGAGTCCAGCTTGCTTTCAACTTACGAGTCTTAGCAGTCACTGGAATTGAACGCATTTGCAATTCGATTTCAGGGATGTTAAGGTTAGTGTCTAATGTACGGCCGTTAGCAGTTTCGAAGTCGCTACGTGCGTCATTAGTAGGTTGGATAGAGTAGCTAACAGCTGCTGTTCCCCAAGAACCAGTTGTAAGACCTGAGTTTGCTACTACGAAGATCAAGTCGTTACCTGATTTCTTAGTAAACGCAGGGAAGAAAGTTGTACCAGCAACAAATGCAGTTGAACCAGAGAATGGTTGGAATGAACGAACTGCGTATTGGTCAGCTTTAGATTCAGTAGCGAAGAATCCAGTGAAAGTTACAGTACGGTAGCTAGAAAGTGAAGCAGTGAAGTCACCATCGTAGTTAACAGAAGCAGCAGTTGCTGAACCAGTAGTTACATAAGCTGCACCAGGGTTAGCAGATACTACACCATTTTGAGAGTACCCAAAACGACCTGCACCATAAAGACCATCTTTAGGAGCACCAGTACCATTAGTAACACCTTGAAGTGTACCAGTTTGGTTTTGACCAGTTGGATCGTATCCAAAAGGAGCTTTGTTGTTACCATATTTGAAGTCTAAGTAGAATACTAGACCAGAAGGTAAATTCATTGGCTGTACGCTAACGAATTCTTTAGCTGCGATCTCAGCAAAGATACGACGTACTAATGGAAGAGCTACACCGTGGTATTGCTCGTATCCGCTTGTACCTTGACCAGCTGTTGATACAGATCCTTCTTTAATTAATTGTTTTGCTTGGTTTTCCAAAAGGACAGCAACGGTTGATTTTTCGTTGTTCCCTTTCAAACCTTCCAAAAGGCCAGTTTTTGACCATTTAGAAATCAACGGCTTAACCTCTTCGGCGCGGTTGACATTTCCTAGGTTTTCGAATAAGTTCATTTTTTTATTTGTTAAGGGGGTTATTTGTTGTAGTTAACCAATGATTTGAAACGGTTTACGACATCATTGCTTTCAGTGATGATGTTAGTCTTTTTCTGTGGAGCAGATGCAAGACCTTCAGTCATTCTTTTCTTAGGTGCAGCTGAAGTAGCTTTTGCTTTACCAACTGATTCAGCTAATGTAGCGTAGATCAATTTAGCTTCGCGTACGTTCTTAGCACGGTCGAATGTTTCAATGATTTTAACTTTTTGTGACTCAGTCAACTCACCTTTACGGAATAATTTGTTAACGAATAACAATTTAGCGTTAAGTAAGTTTACTTCGTTCAACTTGCTGCGTAAGAATTTGATTACACCGTAAGCTTCGTTGAGTTCAGTTTTGATTTCTTCAACTTTCTCAGCTTCTTCTTCACCAGCTTCTTCATCTTCTTCGCGCAATGCACGGATGATTTCTTCTAGGTCAACTTCTTCGTCGTCTTCACCTTCAGCACCTTCGGTCTTAGGCTCAGCTTCTTCTTCGTCTCCCTCTTCTTCCATCATCTTTTTCTTTTTCTTAGCTTCAGTTTTAGGAGCTTCTTCGTACTCTTCGTCCTCACCTTCCTCAAGTGATTCTTCTTCGTCCGAACCTTCTTCTTCTCCTTCAAGTTCGCGTAAGATTTCCTCTAAGTCTTCATCAGAGATTTCTTCTGAATCGTCAGCAGGCATTTCTTCTTCCTCTGTAGGCATTTCATCCTCAGCAGGCATTTCTTCTTCCTCTGTAGGCATTTCTTCAGCAGGTTCTTCAGCAGGCATTTCATCCTCCATTTCTTCACCTTCTTCTGAAACGATTCCAGCCATTTTTCGCATTCTTGCAATCTCAGTAGTTTCTTGATCTGCAGGTGCTTCTACTTCTTCTTCGTCTTCCATCTCTTCTTTGATTTTGTGAGATAGCATCGATTGAAGTTTAGGAGCAAATGCTTCTTCAAGAGCTGCTTTAGCGTTTGCAAGTGCAGTTTCGCGTACGGCCTTAGCGTCAGCGATAGCATCTTTTAAAAGCTTGTTCATTTTTAATTAATGTGGTTTTGACTTAACGTCCTATAGCTATTAGAGAGCTACAATTAGATACAATTACTAGGACGCTATAATAGGGATAGCGTATTATGACCATAAATAGTCACGCAAAAAGCAAAACCCACCTTTTGGGGTGGGTTCTTTAAAAAAATTTTTATATATTAAGCGCTTTTTAGACCAAGCTTACCTAGGAATGCCGAAACCTCTGAGGTTTTGATAGATGCCATTGCGGCTTCAAATGCTGCAATTGAGAAGCTACCACCATGAGCTGCTCCAGTCATTGCTCCTTTGAAGGCTCCAATCGCTCCAATTCCTGAGTAGACTGCAAGTCCTGCAATAATAGTGTAATACAACATCTCTGCTGCTTTATCTTGTGCAGCATCTCCTTCGATACCAGCTTTCTTGAAAATACCGCTAAGCTTGAGAATAAACTTCAAACCTTTGACATACGCTTTGTGCCACTTGTGTGTGAACTCAATAATGTTGTGAGCAAACTCCTCCTCTTGACCCTTTGCCTGTCCTGGCTTAACTAGCTTCTTCCATACAGCTACCAACTTACCAATACCCTTAACAAAAAGTTCAACTACTTTAGGTAGTGCCAAGATAAATCCAATAATTGCGAATGCTCCAAGAGATTCATTCAACTCTTCCTGAGAAGACTCAACCTCTTGTTCAATCTCACCTTGGTTGCTTTTAAACTCATTCCCCAATGCTGTGAATGAATCTTTCATTGCAGCATCCATTGCTGCTATCACTTTTTTATCCTCTTCCTCTCTGAGGATCTGTTCAACAATTAATCCAAGCTTTGCCATTATTTCTTTTTAAAAAATTTTTTTACGTTTTCTGAAATATCATCAAAGTTTACTAGAACATCGACACCATCCGGTTGTGTTGTTACTACTACACCCTTTTTATCAATACTCTTAACAACACCACTATCGCTAACAAAGTTGGCATTGTTATATTTTTTTACAGCACTTACGTTAAATTTTACAGGTACTCCTGCTGGCTTTTCTGGCTCAGCTTTCTTCTCCGTGTCTTCTTCTCCCGCTTTCTCGGCTGCTTCTGGCCCACCTTCTGCAGCTGCAGCAAATGGATCAGCCTCCTCTTCTGCTTCCAGAATGTAGGATTTTACAACTCTTTCGATTAGCTCTTCGACTTGTTTATTTAACTTCATAGTAGCGTGATAGTGTGTGACCCATTTCTTCATACAACGATTCTAGACGTTGCTGTAATTTAGCAACCTCTTTTACAGTCTTCATGAACTGCTCATTGTTTGATCGTAGACCCTTCATATTACGCTTCACAGTGATCTCATCAAACCACTCATCAGTCTCTTGAAGAGCAATTCTTTCTGCGTTTTCAACAATCTTGCTAATTGCAGCTGCTGCTTCACGCAAGTCATCTGTGCGATATATTCTCGCGCCATACTCGTTGAATCTAGAAACCTCTTCTAAAAACTGAGCTTTTTCGTTTAGTTCAACCTTCTGGTCGATACTCTCTTTTATCTTTTTGAGTTTCATATTACATTATTGAGATTATATCACTGATCAGTGAGTTCACTTTGTTGTATTTGTTGTTATTTGTGCTATGAGATACACCCTCATTTAGGTTATTCATGAAAGCACCTTGTGTTGATGGGTTAGATACTAAATCCCAGCAAACGATTTCAAAGTCGTCTTGAACTTCTACCTTACCCTCTCCTAGGTTTTTAACCGAGCCCATACCTCTAGAGCTGATACCCAAACGGATACCCGCTTTCAATAACTCCTTAGCAATGTTTCCTGATGGTGTAGATAGTATTTCAATCTTACCCATCAAGTCATTACCTTCCCACCACAAGTCCAAAATATTATGGGATACGTTAGCTAAGTTTACTACAGAAGATTCTGGGTGATCTAATTCTCCCAACGCTCTACGCTCGGCTACAAATACTTTTTTGTATTTTTCACACTCACGCTTTAGAATAGGCATAGGATAACTTCTACCATTTTGGTTGAAGTTTTGATCCATGTTTGAACTACCTCTTTGCATTACACCACTAACAATCAACTTACCACTATTTTGGCTAATTGATTCGTTAATCTGCTCTGGAGTAAATTGTAGAGAGCCTATGAAGTCAACTATTACTTGCTTGCTCATGCTTTAAATTCTTTAGTTATGTTCTGTACTAATTGTTGTTCTTGGTTGAAGTTTCCTAGTCTAATCTCCTCATCGTAAGCTTGATACATTAATTCACCATTACGATAGTCGATAGCATATGGCTCTCCATCGAGCATAACATCAAATTCATACCACTCAGTACCCAACTGATTGTAATCGATATCTTGAGGTTTGACGGTCAATCCAGCTTTTGCAAATAGCTGTACTAGTTTATCCTTAACAGCAGTAGCTGCAAGTTCTTTTAGGTTTGCTAAATTACGTGCTTTTTTATTTATCTCAGATAATCTGTTGCTAATCTTTAAGATAGCTTCATTTGTACGCTTCCAATAGCGACTGTTATCTAATGACGATTCGGTCTTTAACTTCATGCTATGGTCTAAAGCTCTAGAAATCTCTCTAAGCATCTTATTCACTTCGAGAATTTTTCTATTTACCTTTTGAACTTCATTAGCAGTTGGATCTGTCTTGAAAGCTTTATAGCTAACTTCATGTAGCTTGATTGTGTGTGGATGATCTTCAGAAGCTTTTTTGCTATAAGCAAATTGCTCGTCTTCTAGATCAACCGCCTGAGTTCCATCATCTTTTGGATCTCCGGTAAAAGCTCCTGGTGTATGAAATGCACCTGCACCATCTGAAGTACTACCTTCTTTGCGCAGTTTCTTAATATACCTACGTACCTCTTCTACCTCTTTTAGTGTTAATTTCTTACTTGACATTTTTCAATTCTTTTAACAGCTCGTGATACAAAAGTAGAGATAGAACGTGATCTTCTTTTACAGACTTGATTTTTTCCAACTTACCAGTCATACTAACTACCTCATTTAATTTGATAGCAGTCACTTGATCCTTAACAGTCGGTAACATTTTCTGTATTGCTGTGGCTACAATCTTACCCTCTTTAATGATAAACTGCTTTAAGCCAGCTGTATTCGATACATTATTAATGTATTCTCTAAGAATACCTTTTTGCTTTGCTGATAGATTAGCATACTTCTCATTGAATTTATTAATCATCAACTTGTACGCTAACAAACGAACCTCCTCATCTTGCTTAAGGTAGTCCTCTACAGCAACTTCTGCTGACTCTGCAAGTTTGATTTGGTTTTTTCTAGTGATGTGTTCGAGAATTGTGTAACGACTCTTTACCACATCAGCTACCTTAGCAACACTAACTCCCTCAAAAATACGATAAATAGATGCGTATATTCTATACTCAGCTAAGTTAGTCTTAAAAAAGTCTTTAAGATCGTAGTGGTTTTTAACCTCTTTGATTAGGTTGTATTTTGTTTCGCTTAGCTTCACTGCGTTCATTTTATTACGCAATTTTACTACTGTGTTTAATAAGTAGTTAGCCTTTCCGCCGTCTGTGTACTTTTCATTCATCAGAGTTTGGTACAATACCAACTCTTTTGCGAGAATTGAATCAGCCTTAAAAAACTCTCTAATAATAGTTAGAGCTGGAGATTTCTCGACACCCTTAATAGTATCAGCCGCAACCTGACGCGTCAACAATTCAAATAGAATTGCCGTGTTCCTGATTTTGGAGTGTGTTGATTTTTTCATCTAATAATAAATATGTCGGTTTATGTTATTCTTCTTGTAAGATATTATCCTCGTTCAACAAATTTGAATTTTCTTCAAAACGCTCAGATTCAAACGTATCCTGTATTGCATTTTTCTTCTTATCCAATTCTGTAATCAATCCCTCGTATAACGCTCTTCTCTTAGAACTCTCATAAACCTTACGGATAGCCTTGTTACCCAATGGATCCCACCCAAGCGGATGCTCATGTGTTCCATGTGTTCCTGGCTCCTCTGGACGTCCTGCTCCTGGCCAACCTCCTTTAGGCATCTGTGCCTGTCTCTCATCATAACCTTTTGGCACTTCACCACCACCTTTATATAGAGCTGCTAGGTCGTGTGGTGTTCCGAACGATTGTCCGGTTTTGATAGGGTCATTACCCTCTGTCTTAATCTGCTCTAATCTAAATTGTGCTTTTGTATCTTCCACAATTCGATTTTGTTCCATCAAGTATTCATTCTCAGTTAAGCCAAATAATTGCTCATAAACCCAATTGCGACTGAATAACTTCTTCTCAATCATATCACCAGCTAAAGTAACTTTACTAGTCCACAACTCAATCTTCTCTTTTTCGTATACGGAAGATGGTGCTGTTAAACTGAGACTGAAGTCTACCAAATCCTCATCTGTAAACCCTTGTGAGTATAGATGAACGATTGCAATCTTATACAACTCAGATGTGATGATTTTCTGTACACGCTCTACCGTTCTAGCAAAACGGAAATCTTGTGATGCCAAAGTCGCTTTACCTGTGGTGTCTTCTTCATAACCCAAGTAAGCTTTTGGAATCTTTAGAGATCCTAATAAACGATTTTTTAAGTACTCGATATCCGTAATACCATCGTAGTTTAATCCAGCTAATGGCTCGATATTTGTACCACTTTCTGATCCACGTACTGGAAGATAAAAATCTTCAAGTAGGTTTTGCATGTTGTATTTTAAGTTGTACTGACCAGTCTCTGGATCAACGTATGGCACTTTCTTCATACGATTAATCATACCCTCCATGAAAGCATCAACTTCTGCAGGTGGAATATTACCGATATCGATTTTGAAAATACGCTTATCTGGTGCTCTCATGATACGATGAATTAACATCGCATCTTCCATTAATGTGATTTGCTTCCAAACCTTTCTAGATGGCTCGATAATAGCACGGCCGTATGGTAGGAAGTTTGTATCTGTTAGTAGACGGAAGTGAGCTATTTCATAATTGTCGTATACCTCACCCTCTCTACGCACACTAGCTACATGAGTCACTCCAGATACAGCTGTTGTATCTCTACGGAATTGTACCTTTGTAGGGTTTTCTGGATCAAAGTTTTCTTCTCTGATCATCTCATAAGCTGAAATAGGTTCTACATTAATTACACCAAACTTCTCTGCAACGTTGAGGTGTAAGAAAAAGTCACCATACTTGACTGTGTTTCTAATCCATGGCCATAAATTGAACTCAATATTCAATACGTCGTAGAATAGGTTATGCAGTACCTTTTGTACCTTATCGTTTCCAGTTGTGATAGTTAACATATCACCATACTCATTCTTTGCAGTACACTCATCTGCATAAATGTCTAGCGCTGATGAGATAATACTATCCGTATCCATTGCTTCATAGTCACGGAATAACTCTAAACGAGTGTATAATTGCAATTGACCAGCATGTTGAGACATGCCAGGTACTGTTGAGAAAAGTCTTGAGAATCGATCAATTCGACGGTTTGTGTTAATGTTTCCGTCAGATTGAATGCGAGCTGTATCGATTACCTTTAGTTGGTTTCCACCCACGTTACGGATGATTACATCCGTACTAAAGAGCTTTTGTAGCCTGCTAAAGAGTGTCTTATTTTCAGCCATTAGTGTTTATTTTTAATAAATAGTCGCGGCATTAAAGAAGCCATCCCATGTCCTCATTGTTCCCCTTATTGTCTACCATATTCCATGGATTACTAGACTGAGGTCGTGTATAAACGGGTACGGTTGTCTTGATATTGTTCATTGCCACTCTGTTAATTTCTATACCGGCTTGTCTGAGCTTCAATGCTGTATCTCTAACCCACAACCCTTGACCAAAACTCATAACCAAGTCATCGTTATAGCCCTGAGCTGCTTCTGCTCTACCGCTTTTCCATATGAATACAAAAAGCTCATCAAGCAAGCGCTTACTACGTATTATACAACTATTTTCGCGGATAAACAACTCCAACTTAGAAATCACTAAAGGTCTTGTTTTATGACTCATTGTGAATCCTGCAACCATATCCGTCTTAGAAGCCAAGTCATATCCTTTTGTTAAGAATTTGTCAGAGTCTAATGCATCTTGCTTGTAGGTGTAATATAGGTTTGAATAGTTTCTATCGATTACCTGCTGAATTGATGCCCATCCTACGTTTGCGTTTTCAATCACAAGGAGTGCGTTATTCCACTCAGTAGCTGCTGCAACTAGTAGATTACCAAATTCCTTCGTTCCTACCTGACCTTTATACTCAGCAACTTGTCTACAAGATTCTACCTCTATGACATGGAATGCAGAGTAGTCACTACCATCTCCACGAGCAACGTCGGCAGTTAGAATGTAGTTCTTTGTGTAATCTGGAAACTCCCATACCCAATAGTTTCCATCAAAACCTCGCTTCTCGATTGGCTCTTGAGCGTAGGTTTGCATGTAGTAGGATATGAGTTCTGGTGATACGACTGTGTTACCTGATGTACTAAAGTCACAGTCACACTCCTGAGCCGCTAGTCGTAAACCAAGCTCCGCATCTTGTCGATCTCTCCAAGTTTGATCCCTTTCAGGATGCACTTGCCATGGAAGTCGTAATGTCTTAAACTTGTTCTCTCCAGCTTCTGCTTTTGTCCACATCTTGTGAAAGAAGTTACCGGTACCGTTTGGTGTTGATAGTAAGATACCCTGACCACCCGTACTCAACGTCTGTTGTAGTGATGCCCATAACTCCTCAGCTCCATCAACGAAAGCCGCCTCATCGATAATAACTAACGATAATGCTTCTGAACGTCCTGATGTTCCTGTACTTGATACGGCTTTGATTTGAGATCCGTTTGATAATCTGATCGAAAGTTTATTACTTTCAACAGCTTTCAATTTAAGCCAACTAGGTAAGTTATCAAACATTACCTTCACCTTTGTTACAAGGTTCTTTGATGTGTTTTGGTCAATCGCAACTACCAGACAGTTCTTGTCGTTTTGAAACAAGATCATCCATAAAGCGTAACCCGCAATCAATGTTGAGATACCTAGCTGCCTAGATTTCAAAATAATTACACGGTCGTTTTCTTGAAAGTCTTGTAACGAATCTTCCTGGTATGGATATAGATGAAATGGAATTTTTCCTTTAGTCGGGTGCTGAATCATACAATACTTCTTCATGAAGTAGGTTGCAGACTTTGCACACTTTACATACTCCTCCTTGATTATATCTTTTAAAGTCTTTTCCGACATATGTAACCGATGTTGTTATGGTAGCAAGAAGCCAACCAATGTTGTTAAGACTAATGTACCCGCTACACCTCCCAACACTCTTGTCTTTTTTCTTAATCTAACATTATCCTTTTCTAGATCGGAAACAAGTATAACATACTTAGACTCCTTCTCTTTGTATAGAGAAATCTGCTGAGTGTAATTAACTTCTTTTTGGATGTAGGTTTGAATAATGCTATCTTTCAACTCAACCTTTTGCTCGGTAAGTTGTAATAGTTGTGTAGTCTGTGTTAATTCGGCTTTTGCTGAATCCCCTTTCACCAAGTCAACTGCAATTTTTTTAGCAGTAGTGCAAGGAATCATAACCTTGCAAGTATCCTTAATTGTAACGGTCTGTGAAAAAGCTGTCAAGCTCAGTAGGAGTGTACCTACCAACATTTTGAATTTTAGTGCCATATTGTTTTTTTAGATTAGAAATTTTACCCTTTTGGTTATCGATTTCATCATCTAACACAGACACCTTTATTTCAAAGTCTTTGATGATGCTATCGCGAACCAGTTGCTCACGCTCCAAACCACCAATAACTCGAGTCAAACTATCGATCTCTTGTTTCTGTTTTTCGTAACGGTCTGCGTCACCAATCTTTGGTGCTTTGTACATAAAATAGTAAATCAGCAATGCTGCGATAACTACTATCAACATTAGGTTTGTTTTTGTAACTTTTGCTTGCATATTATCTTAGTTTACCTTCAGTCTTAGCTGAGTAGTTTTTATCAACGTAATTGAAGAAGTTTTTCTTTCTCTCAGGATCTTCTAAATCAGCTGGAGATTTGATGTCAAACTTAACCATCGCTTTTTTGAAAAACTCTTGATAAGCTGTGTCTTCCTTTAGTCGTTTGATGATGTGTGCTGTTTTCATTATTGTACGATGTTTGATTTTACTGCTTGTAATAATTTTAATTTACCCTCACTAGATTGTACAAACATATCAATAAGATCACCTACCATAGTAACTAGATCCTCTTGTTCAACCGGTTCTGTACTAGTTTTTAGCTTTTGTACGAATTGATCTATTGCATCTTGAAAGTCTTGGTTTAAACCAACTTCCGGTTCTGGTTCAGGAGTAGGTTCAGGAGTAGGTTCAGGTTTAGGCTCTTCCTTCTTCTTTGGTTCTGGAGTAGGTGCTGTTGTAGGATCTTGTTTGGGTTCTTCAGCCGGAGTATCTGTAGGAGTTTCTTCTGTGTTCTCCTCATCTGCTTCCATGATCTTACGAATCTCTTTTTGAATATAACGACGTAATAAGCTCTCAGCTAATTTCGCTTTCGTTTTGTTATTTTTCATTTTTTAACGCGTTTATATATAAATAGTATGTGTTATACTTTAAGGCTCTTTCTATACTGCCATCGAAATAAAATGGATAATCCAAAGAATAGCCCCGCTATACAGTACAAAGCGAAATTCGCTCTCCACAAACTTCCAGTTGCTAGAATCAACCAATACTGAACCACGTCGAAACCTAGAGGGTTGAAGAATAGAGCTATCATCATGCTCCAGGTTGCTAGGTCCTGTCTTTTTACCTTTCCTCTTACTCTCACCTTCCATTATTTTTTATTTTGGTTCGACTTTACAGAAACGTATTTCTGCATTTTCTCTCTCACAAGCTGACGCACTTGTTCGTGTAGCTTACCTTGTTCGTAAGCCTCCACCTCTCGTTCTAACTCATGGAAATCTTCTATATCAGCTGTACGTACAAACTCAACAGCGCTTCGGAAATTTTTAAAATTTAATTGATCCATCAACTTAGGATCACGAAATATCTTACGAAGTAAATCCCTCACACCGACTGATGTGATGGTTAACTCATTAACACTCTCGTTTGCATTCAAATGAAGTGCAGCTAAGTACTTACGCAAAGCTTCCTTGTTGCCATCAGTGCAACCTACTTTTTCACCACCATCTTTTTTATAGACGCAGTATTGATCTCCTACTTTTCTAGCTGTATAAGGCATATATTTGATTTTACCATTTTCTGCAAGACCAATAACGAGCTTTATGTCTTGGTCCTGGATTATCACAATTGTGTCTTGCTCTGAACGATCTACGTCTCTCTGGATTGTTCTTTTTGATGCTCATACCCTTCTGCCCAAAGTTCACCTTAACGACATTCCCTTCTGGGTTTTTAACGTATACTTTGAATTTCTTAACATCACCTCGCATTGGCTTACCAAGTTGGACATTACGTCCTTGATATTCAGCCTCAGTGATTTGTATGTTTCCAGCCTTGATATCCTCCATCAAAGATAATGCACACGCATCGCAGATTGTTACTTCATATACACCCTCTTGTGCGTTAATCTTTTTAGCGGCAGCTACTGCTTTTTTGTATGCTTCAGAGCCTTTACGTGCAGGTGCTTCACCTCGAGCACGCTTAGCTCTTATGTTTGCCCACAATCCTTGAGACTCTTCGTTTGTCATTACTTTTTGTTTAAGTGTGTGTCTAATACACCACCAATTGCAGTTGCGTGGTTTGCTAGGTGGTTAATATCTTCCATACCTAGTTTAGTTTTTCTCTTTGTGTAGTCAATACCCATAATGGCTATAAACTTTCCTTCAATATTCTTAACAGCAAAAATATACTCGGATCTTGTTCCAGACTCCTCAGCTATATACTTCAATCCCCACGTTGCGATTGTTTCATCTTTGAAATCTGGAACCTCAATAATATCATTTTCTAGTAGTTGATTGATAAATCTTGAGAACAGACTAACGGGAATGTTTTGAAAGTTTGTTTGGATTGATGTAGCACCTGCAGACACAACTTCATACACAACGCTAAACTTAGCGATACTCTTTCCGGTTGGATAAAAGTGACCTCCATTGTGAAACTGAGATACCCATACTCGATCTGCATGGAACTCATCTCGAATATGCTCCATCTTTGCGAGCACTTTTTCACTAGTTTCTAACGCCTCCTGAACCATATCGGTTTTCTTCTTGCGTCGTTCGATTGTATATCGAGTTACTAGAACTACAATTGGTCCTAGTACCCCAGTCAAAAATGCTGCTACAATTGCTGAATCCATTACTTTTCTCTTATCTCTTTAATATTTTGTTCAAGTTTTTCTACTACCTGATTTTTAATTTCTTCTAGGTGGTCTTGACTTACGTCCTTCCAACGCTCAACCATACCATCCTCGGTAACATTAGAACTTGAAACACTCTCATCCATATAATCCTTCATGTAGGATTCAAACTCTTTTAAAAACGCTTGTGCGTTATTAAGCATAAGTTGCTTCTCATACTCAGACCACTCACCGTTTTTCATCATTTTATGATCTGCATCGATAACACACTCAAAACAGGTTTTGTGAGTAGCCCAAGCTTTTTCATCCAAATGATGCTTCATGGCTCTTCCACAATTCGGACATGCTAAAGGTGTCAGCAACTCCTTTCTAGCTGCTTCCATTTTAGATACCGTTCTTTTTATACCATTCTTAATGGTCCATAACTTTCCTTGCTCCTCCCACACATCGCCTTCAATACGCTTTGTATACTTGGAGTCTGTCGTAACAAATAAATCTCTCATCGTGCTTGTAACTTGTATTTTTCGATTACGAATTGTACGTTTTTATCAAACTTACGTAAAGCTCTACGAAGCTCTAATCGTACACCTTCGGCAAGCTTAGCGCTCTCATTGCTATCACCCACTGAACGAAAGAACTCCTTTCCTCCAACTGATGATATACTGATGGTAAAGCTAAACTCAGGACTTCCCTCTTCTCCCACGTTTTTGAAATCAGCATCGTAGTGTAGGGTCATGTTTGTACTAGGAGAGGAAGCAATCGCTTCCTTCTTTTCTTCTAGTCTTTGATTTTCGAGTAATTTTTTTAGTTTCATTTTTTAGAATTTTAAGTACCCTAGAATTTGATTGATTGGTGCAAATGCTCCAGTCAGTTTGTAGAGTTTTCCGTTATATTTGAATACAATACCCTCTAGTGGTACAATTGCTTTAAAACCTCCAATATCTTTAAGTCTTGTTAACTCTCTTTTTAAGAAAAGTAGTGATGTATCATCGTCTGACATCTCAGGAGTTTGTGCTGCAGCTTTGATTTTTGCAATTGCATCATCAAGATCCTTATTGATTTGTCTAACCGTATCGTTAGGGTTTAGAGATACCAACTGCGATACATTTTTCAATGTATAAACACCAAGTTTAAGGAATACTGTCTCTAAAGGTTTTATGCATATTTTCTTCTGGGTAACATAGTCCTTTTTGTCGAAATTTACAACCCAGTTTTTGAAGTCTTCGTTTGTGATACCATCACGAATAACCTTAATGTTAACCTCTTTATTTGAATAAGCCCAACGATTGATTAATTGTTGTAAGGTGTTTGCTGGAACATCATAGCTATATTGTTTTGCAGTGTTCTTAATGTAGTTTGTCCACCAAGCTTGAATATACACACTAACCTTATCATCCTCTTTCAGCTTATACTGCTCTCTAAGTTTTCTAAGACTCTGGTGTAATTCGTCACGCTGCTTTTCATAGTCAGCTGACTTATTAATTGTGATTGGATCCGTAACACGGATTTCGTATGTTTTTTGATTTTGAGCTTGTACTTGTTGTAGTGCACCATCTAGCTTATGAACAGCATCGGTGTCTGTATTTACAACATTACCTGCTGGATCGTATTCTGTGATGTTGTGTAATCTTAACTGCGTAGCGCCGTAAGGGATTACATTACTTGTTGGTGGATAGAGAACTTCAAAGTTGACAAACTTCTTACCGTTGTCAAAAAACTCAGCTTTTTGTTCTGGTGTTAATTTATTGATTGCAGCTTCTAAATCTTTCATCGCTTCTCCAAAAGCTGATTGTATAGCTCCACGTCCTGCAAACATATCCTCAACCTGCTTAACAGTTAATGATGTTGCACCTGCATCTTTTAGATGCCCTTTGTTTCTAGCTGCACGAACTTGACCATCCTTGTATGTGGCCATAAGGTTTTGACCATCTAACTTTTCCTGAGCATATTCAACCTTACCACTCAAAGCTGCATCAATCATATTGTTAGCGTCTTTGAATGTTAAATCATAATCCTCATAAGGATGTGTCATGTGACCTGCTGCGCCACCCTCTTTAAGAAGCTGTCTACCTTCTGTTAAACTCATAGCTTTTCTTAATCTCGGACCCCAACCATATTTAAGATATTGCATCTCTTCTGGTTTGAGTTTGTTTTTTAGGATCGATTGAATCCCTTTTATGTTTTGAGTAGCGATTACTTTTTTATTCTTATCTAAGAATGTGTGATCCCTTACTAGCTTTTGGATTTCTGGGTCTTGAACCAATCTGTCAGCTATTTTTTGAAGTTTTCTATCTTGTAAGAAATCTTTAAACCAGCCAATTGGATTAAAGCTCCAATCACCACCATTGTTATACTTTCCTTGCGAACTTAATAACGCAGCTGTTGATGCTGCCATCGCAGCCATTACTGCAGCATTCTCGTTTAAAGTCTCCTCTTCCAGTAGTGGAGCTGTTGTTGCCACTTTGTTTAAGAAATTTTGAGGAATTGTGTATTTTTCTAAACGCAATAAGCGAATCAAAATGAAATAAATTGTTCCACCTGGAAGAACACTAGCTGCGATAATACCAGCTGTCTTCAATACGTCCTTCATCTGATTACCGATCTCTTCCTTTTCAGCATCGGTTAATGTTTTTTTACCTTGAGCAGCTTGAGCCAACATAACAAAAGCTTCTTTAGTCTCTCTACTCTCAGCAGCTATCGATCTCAAAAAAGCTTGGAATCTTGAACTGATCTTCTTTACTATAGCAGAAAGATCAACCTCTTGTAATGGTTGTCCTGGTGCTAGAATTTTAAATACAGATTTTACAGTTGATTCTGGTATACCTGGATAGTTTGTTTTGAAGTTGTCAAAGTTTTTTGCTGCTAAATCAGCTCTTAGAGTTGATGCACTCAAACCTTGTCCGTTTAATTCATCAGTACGACCTTTGTATAAGATTGGTGATGTGTTTAGAGATAACTCAACAACATTCACACCCGGTCTGTGATACTTTGCTCCTAACGCATGTCCATCTACAAACCCCTTAACACGAGCATAATCACTCCCTTTTGAGCTAGCTCCTAGAGCATATGTTCCAGCTGGAGCTTTTTCTACAAACTCATAAGCTGCTCGCATTGGATTGTCGTTTGGAGCTTGTTCCACTTTTATATTAGTAGTACCTCCTAACAAGATTTTCCACACATCCATAGACTGCTTCATAGTGATTCCATCACGCTCTTTAGGACCAATCAAGATTCGCACTTCTGCTACATTAGGTAATGCTGCGTAACGCTTTGCTAATTCCAAGTGACCACCATGAGGAGGTTTGAAACCGCCTGGTAACATTACAATTATTCCGGCTTCCGCCTCCTTTAATACTCCCTCTACAAGGAATTTAGTAAGTTTATTCATTCTTTAAGGTGTCTTGAATATAAATATGTTTGGAATCGAGTTCACGCTTTAATTTAGCAATCTCCAACTGCATTTTCTCTGTTCTATCCATTAAGTTGATTATTAGACGTCCTAGAGATGTATCTTTTAGCTGTTCGTGATTTTTCAAAAACACATCATCTACAACTGCATTACCATCAACAAACAATCGGTAGTCTTTATATACACCCTCATCTAATGACTGACCAATGTAAACCTTCTCCATGTTGCGTAGTGGTACAATCTCACGACGCTCAATATCCTTTGTTATTGGATTGTATGCCAAATAATGTAGTATAAAATATACAGCATCTTCCTTCAACTGCTTGTCTGTAGACGGTGTTCCTATTCTTAGGGTGTATGGATTATCTGTATGTCGCTGTTTTATATCAACTACACTTTCACCATTCCAAGGCTGATACACGTTTTTGATAAGAATCTTACCAAGTGTATGCTCGTTGAGCAGCCCTTGTATTGCTGGAAAGGGTCTTGTACAGTTTCTTATGGTGCTATTACTTATCACGATCCTTCTAATGGTGGTTCATACTGCTGCGCTTCCATTGCACCTAAGTTGAATGTATTTTGAGCAATAGTCGTTGGTTTAATAAATCGTGGATCTGTTGTTACACCAATTTTGCAAATCTGCAAATCATCGATAATGATGCCAAAGAATGAACTATCCGTCAATGATCCTGAAGCCTCTAAGCACAATTGTGCTGGATAACCGTATTGAATTACGTTAAAGTTAAATCTTTCAATCTGATAACCTGTCTGCACATCGTAAAACGACATTTGAGGACCTCCTTGGTAGCCATGTCCAATCTTTACAATATTATTATCAGGTGGATACCAACCACTAGCACCGGCTATTCTACCAGTTGGTGTTGGAGCTTGAGACTGTACGTTGTGTATAAATACGCTGAGGAATGATCCAGTGTCTGGATAGTTATCAGTTGAGACTTTTCTTTTTAGGGAAAGTTGTACGTTATATATACCTCCGTTGTCAGAAAAAATCTCACTTGCTCCATAACCTGAGAATAGTTTAAAGAAGTAATCCGTTCCACCAGTAGTTCCACTACCACTAACCGGAATTGGAAAGAATAGTCTACGAGATTTTAAAGCTTCAGTGTAGTGTCTAATATTAACTGTACCAGTTCCTGAGCCTGATATTGATTGTGTCACAAAAGACTTGCTTATTGCCGCTCTTGTTATTGCTGCACCTCCTCCCAGATCGAAATACTGACCGTCAATCGATGATGTAGCGTTTGAGCTTGTTACGTTTGGCCACGTTACATCGTAAGCAACAAGCCCGCTATACTCAACTCCAGCATACGCATACCAACTACCTACGTAGGTTGGATAGGTTGATAAACCATTCCTACTATGGATGTAGTACATATTTGTTCCTGCACCAAATTTTGGATCTGTGATATACCAACTAGTGGTTACTGGGTATGCCGTAACACCAACTGAACTATAACCACTCCAATTCCTTTTAAGAAAGCTTCCCGTAAAGTTAGTTGAAACACCCCACTGCCTTACAACATAAGTTGCCCCACTATAAACCTGACTACTATCTGAAAAAGACCATGATGGCGTTGCAATATTCCACAAAAAGTCTGTTGCACAAGATCCCCATGGCAAAGCCTTGTATGTTGCATTACTTGAGGATTGTCTTGTAGATACAAACGTGTCTACTGTTGTTGGTGGAAAGTTCAACCATCCACCAGATACTGATGGTGTTGCTGTTGATACCGGATAATTTAAAGATGCTGTCCACCACCACTCAGGCAAATAACCATCGTAATATGGGCTTGGTGAAGAGTTACTTCCAGTTGGACCTAACCTCTTATATACCAAGTCAAAAGATTTAATTGATAATGTACCCATAATTAATAAATAGACTCCACAAAGTCGTATGTAAAATACAGCTTATCATCCTGACAAGTGTTTGAGGTGATTGTTGTTTTTAAGTTCAAAGTAACATCATCCAAGAATGTTGTATACTCTGATTGTCGACCTGTGTAGTCAAAGTAATCTATTTTAAAGTCGATTGATTGTGAAAGTGAAGCTGCACTAATAAACTCTTGCGGTAATGGTACAGCATATTGTACAATGTTTGGTGTGAATCCGTTGAGTGTGTATGGTTTTACACTCACTTCACTGAGGTAAGCACTACCGGTTTGATTCATCTCATCAATAACTCTCGTTCTCATTAGCGGTCTACCAAAACCATTAGCATCGGTAGTATAATCAAATAAAAGTTTTCCGTAATACTTACGAGTACTTCTATCGTTTACAATCTTTCCAATATACTTCCCAAAGCGGTTTGTATCACCTGCATATCTTGCTCTCTCGTTGTTAGACGTCTTATTGAAAGCTCTCGCATATATTGTTGGTGTTATTAGGTATGTGTTTAATGGATCACTATTCATATAAACCTCCAACTCCGTATAAGGATCTAACACCAACTGAAAACCTAGTGTGTATGTCTGGTTTGTGTTGTAGTTTTGGTTGTAGGCTGTCGTCAATACTAATGATTGAGTGTATGATGCATTACATTTCACAGAATCTGCTAATACTGATGTGTTTAATGATCCAGTCACCAAGTCAAAGCCGTTTGGTGTCTCTTGATACAGATTCCAATAAGTACTTAGAATAGATCCAGTATTAAAATGACCTATCAATCTATACTCCGAATCATGTCGAGCAAAGTTTAATCCATTTGAAAATTCTGAATCGGTTAAGTATTCGACTGGAGATACAATCTGATCGTTTAGTAGTTTGTAATCACCAACGATAGATCCAAGTTTAGCCGATGTCTTAATTCTATACACCTGACCGCTTATTGGGCTCAAATCACCAAATGTAAATTCAACATACGACTGACTAACAGTTGAGCTCGTAGCATAGGTGTTTACACTCGGTACAAATGTAACACTTCCAGTAAACAAGCTTGCTGACTTGTAGGTGAAAACTTCCACAGCATTAGAACTCAAACTTCTTGTATTATATACAAGTACGGATGGAGCTTTGCTGATAACAGCCTGCGTACTATTCACAACCTCTACAATAGTAGCGTTGTATGATTGTAGTTGATCTGAGATGGATCCTGAGACTTGGATATGTCCTGACGCACTTGGTCTTAGGTATCTGGGTAACGACTCTGAATCAAAAAACTCAAAGTACCCTCCTAACATCTCTTTTGAGAAGAAAGACGACGTTGCCTTTACTAGTGTACCAAATCGTGATGTGTTGGTTACAGAAAAGCCATTTTGGATATCATCCTCTGTCTTACGAATGACTGTTGGTACACTATTTGCTGTTAGTGGTTTGTTGGTTGGATCGACAGTAATTGCTTTTAGATAACCGTCTAAGATATTGACACTAGATGCAAAATCCCTATCATAACCCTGAAAGTTTGATGTGATTATCGTTAATTGGTCTATGCTACTGGTCGTTGTTGTGTATATGGCAGTACTACCAGATTGTTGGTTTGTCGTTATTCGTGCTGGCGTTACAACTTGAGCTACGGATACTGATGGTGGTTCATCAAATAACAAATCTGCGTTGTTTCTCTCAAACGGTAATATAGATATTTGTCGAGCCCATCTTACATTATACTCTCCGCGATACTCTTGTGGTATTAGATTACCCTGGTTATCGATGATAGCCTCACCAACTAGGTATACTGTTGCAAGTCCTTGAGCTGTTATATCGTATATGTCAAACGATATGTAGTAGTTATTGAATCGATCAACAAAATCTACAACCTCAGCAAAGATTCTCTGACCTTCTGCATCCACTATCTCAACGTCTATTGTGCTGTTGAGTTTCATGTTTGCACCATTACCTTTCAGCTTAATTACATGGCGACCTCCTCCTACTACAGTAGGAAAGTACTCTACATCAAAGTACTCTGGAGAGGTAGCTGAGCGATCCTCTACATAGTACGATGTATTTGAGTAACCACGCGGTTGTGGTATCTTGTATGTTGAAAGTAAAGACATTTACTATAAATATCTCCTAACAATTTATGTGACTCAAATCATCCTTGCGCTCGATGGTAATTATGTTGTCAACCATATCTCGAACAACATCAATGTGACTGATCACTAAGCTAAAGCGGAAGATATCTTTCATGTAGGTGAATAGTGTATGCATCGAGTTAAGATTACTACTATCTAACACACCAAGTCCCTCATCAATTGCAATGAAGTCTGGTTTAGGTAAGTTTGTAATTTTAATTAAAGCGATACGAATAGCCAACGATGACATGAAGCGTTCCATTCCTGAACTAAGTTCTAATGGCCACTTATTATCATCGTAAACAATGAACACGTTGATGTTTTTACCATCCGTTTCCATTTCGACAGTAAAGTCAATAACCTGGTTAAGTATGTTATTAACGTAGTGTTGAATGTATGGTACAGCTTTGCTAATCAGTACATAAGGAATACCATCCTTACACATCGCCTTACAATATAAATCATAAGCCACCTGCTTATCGACCAACTCTTGCATATGTTGGATTGACTTATTACACTCAGCAATTGTTGTCTCTGCGATTCGAATCTTTCCGTGGTAATCTTTCACTACGTTATTTAGCTTAGACAACTCGATTTTCTTAGTGGATACCTTTGTCTGTATAATCTTGATGTCCGCTTGAATTTTCTTATTATTCTCTAGCGTTTGTATGTTGGCATTGTATGTTTGTATGTCACGCTGTAGGTTTGATATGTTATGCTTAACTGTAGCTATTTCATGTGTAACCTTATCGTAAGCACTTTGGTATCTATCTACTGATGCCTTCGCTTCATTATATCGCTTCACTAATTTTTGTATCTCCTCAGCTTGATGAGCTATGCTATTATTTGCATCAATAAAATCCGACACATCTCTCAACTTTTGCAAGAACTCATGTACAGTTTCTTTATCACTCTCTAACTGACTCTTTGTATCTATCGCATCCTTAACGAACACATTGTCACAACAATACTTACAATTTGGATCGTACTCATGCTGTTGTAGTTTTTCAAGCTTTTCTAGCTTATTTTTGATAGTAACCTTTAGTGTCGCTAATGTACCATCTAATTCAACCTTTTGCTGAACCTTTGCTGTATACTCTTTATATAGCTCTGTATCAAACGATGCTTTATGTTGATCAAGCTCAGCTTCGGATTCCGATAAAATTACCTGCTCATCCTCTAGTTTGAGGTGATAAGTGCTTGCCACCTCACCTAAGTCTAATAACTTCTGACTAGCTGATGCTAACTGCGATTCAAGTTTGTCAATGGACAATCCATCAGCATTACACGGTTGTAGCTGTTTATTGAGTTCTAACAGCTCATCCGTTAAATCTTGGAGTTCTTCTTCAGCCTTGTCAACATCTTCTTGAGCCTTTGTATGCTTGGTCTCATTGATGTCCTTGGAGCGCTCTGCGTCTCCGAGTCTTGTTTCAAAGTCTTGCTTTTGGTACTCTTCAAGTACGATTGTAGCTGTTCTATTTTCTTTGTTGGCCAGTTCATATAGTGCATCAAATATTTTGAGATCGAGAAAGTTTGCTAACAAGTCTTTTCTCTCACCCTGGGTTTTATCAATAAAATTAGAATTGTTCTGTTGTAATGACAATGCTGTCAAAATAAAGTCGTCAAACGTACCTACATACGATTGAATAATATAATTTGTATCACGTCTCTGTTCACCGTTGAGTGATGTAATCTCACCATCTGCACCGACACTCCAGAAGTTAATATCAACTCGCAGCTTTCCTTTAAGTGGTCCACTTTTATACTTGTAAGCCTTCTTTTCAATGAAATAATCTACACCTCCAAGCTCAAAGTTAAACTTACACCAAAAGTCATCCTTTTTTCTATTCAACACTTGCTCTGCCTTACTCGCTCTAAAGGAGTGATCAAACAAACAGAAACATAGTGCATCTAATACAGCTGACTTACCAGCGTGGTTTGGAGCAAATATACCACAAGTACCATCTAACTTATCGAAGCTGACAACGTTGTCCTCTCCGTAGCTAAACATATTTGAAAACTCAAAACGCTTTGGTTTCCATACAACATTACGAGCTGTCTCACCCTGAGATATTGTCTGGTTGAAAGTTGCATTTATCTTGAGTACAGATTCTAATAACTCATCATCAATACCTTGATGCTGTAGATAGTCTGTTATGAGTTGGTTTTGATATTGTAAATTTCTAACATCACCTTGATGCAACGACTCTCCAAACAACTGCCCATCATCTGTTGAGCTAGCTTTATCCAGCTTCTGGACCATCACATCACTATTACGATACTCTTTTCTGATTGTTGCAAGTATTCGTTTAAGCTCAGCTGCTGATGTATTTCTCGTACGTAGTCTTACGTTTGTCTTTGATGTGATTGGTAGATTGTCTGGTAAGATGCCATCCTCTACATCTAGCGTGTAATAACCGTAATCGTTTGGTATATCGAAGAACTCATACCCAATAGCTCCTTTAGTTGTTAGATCGACTAAAGCATAACCATGCCCCTCAAAGGACTCTCCAAAGTTTTGTTGCACTAGTGATCCTGGATAGAATATGATTGGCTCTGATTTTGATAGTATTTGGCGCTTATGAATGTCTCCTAGCAAAACTAGGTCGTAGCCAGCAAAGGTGTCCCAATCCAATCCATGAGATAAAACTAGACCACTATCAACACTACTGTTAGCAATGGTACCGTGGTACATTGCGATTGTATGTTTGTAGGTTTTATTGTCTGGAATCTTATCAAAAGTTACGTAATCTTCCTTTTCGTCTAGCAACGACATTACACTAATAGCAACATCTCCAATCTCGTACAGACCAGAGTTGCGTAAGTAGAATAGGTTAGGGTGATTATTTGCTTCAATGATTGGGGTAAGAGCATCCAATCGATTGTTATTATTCAAGTTTGTGTCGTGATTTCCGGTTATCACGATTGTTGTTCGACGATCAGCTAACTCATTAAATAAGTAGGATACCATGTTGATGAGCTCCGGACTCATGTCAGTCTTAGCATGCACAATGTCTCCTCCCACTGTGATAATAGAGTTGGCAGGCAATGCATCAACAGCAGCAAAAAGCTTCTTAAAAACCTCTTTGAACTCCTTATGACGTTTCCAGTTGCGTAGATGTATATCTGCAATGTGTAGAATCTTTTCTACACTATCCATCTTACATTTAATCTTATTTATCATAACATCATCTTATACGTTATCAAATCAAAGAAATCTACTTTCTTCGCTTTATTTATTGAATCCACCATCACTTCATAACCAACATCACCTGGATCTTTTCCTGGGACTTGAATGATGTATACCTCTACTCCGTTGTTGAGAAAATACTCAACCTCTTTAATGGAATCCTTAAAGGCGTCTTTATCTAGTGCTAGGTAAATCCTTTGAACTTTCTCTGTTAATATCTTTGTACGCAAGTTACTTAATATCTTCTTACCAAACAACGGAATGGCGTTTCTCTTAGTTGCAATCGCATCATAAACACCCTCCACAATGATTATAGGCTCTTTCCAGTTGATCTGATTCTCAAGCCCAATAACGTCCTTTGACACTGGAGGATTCTTGTGTGATATGGTTGTATCATAAAAACTACGACCAACATAGTAGTTTAACAAACCTGCTTCATTATAGCTTGGAACTATTAACATACCTGCATAAGGTCCTTCCTCACAGTAACCTACTTGATATCTTAGAATGTCCATCGGAGTTAGCTTTCTCACATTCATAGCGTAGTGGAGAGCATTCTTATAGTCAGGAGTGTTTTGTGTAATGTAGAGTGGTTTGTAATGTTCTGGTAAGCCTACTATCTCTCTAGCAAAGTCTGTCTTAGCATTTGGTCTTGAATCACCATATAGTTCTCGAACCTTCTTAAAGGTCTGAGATGGAGCATTGCTCTTCTTGAGTAGTGATAGTAAGGTTTGGCCTTTACTATCACAAACCCAACAGTGCCACTTTTGTGTGACTAAGTTAACTTGTAATTTTGGTTTATAGTGATTGCAGAATGGACAATGATAACTCATTTCGCCATCCTTTCGATGCTGTACGCTCGATCCTAAATGATCATCCAGTAAGTGTTTTGCTTGTAATAGGTTTACACTCATATTCCAACTATACGACTTTTATTTCAATCAGCAAAATTAATTGAACCAGTCTGTTGGAATTTCTTTATCAGCGTATTTGAACCCGTACTTAACACACCAATCGGCGTATGTCGTTTTTGATCCTTTACGAAGTTTGTTTTTTGAATTTTGGAATACAAAGCGAATATCTAACTCAGGACACTGATCCTTTATTAATATATGCTTTTTTCTGTCCTCTGCAACAAATCTACCCTTAGTTTCTATAAAGATTCCGTTTGGTAATCTAAAGTCAGGTGTGTAGGTGTGATTGGTTGCTGGCTTGATGTACTTAATTTTATGCTGTTCGTACTCGCCATCGATTCCTCTCTGTTTGAGAGATTCATCTAAATCTACTTCAAGACCACTACGGTATCCTTTAACCTTTGCGGCTTGTGTCTTTGTGTAACGCTTTCTTGCCATAACTATTATTTATCGATCTAACCTAATAACAAAGGTTGTGTCAACATTATCTGGTGTTTGTATTGGTGTATTAAGTTTGGCTATTGCAACCATTCTTCCGTAGTCATCATACAATCCTATAGAGGTAACAAACGGCTTGAAACTTGATCCAGTTACGAAAGGTTTGTATTCATATTGGTTGTGTGCTGCGTTGTAATATTGTAATGTTGGGTTGCAGCTCATACCAAATTCACCCGGTCCAACTGTGCATGATATTTCGGTTTCCCATATGGTATGAGTACCTCTACAGTCGACATTGGTTATTGAGCAGAATTTGCTTGGGATAGCTCCTAGCACCATCATTCCATGATTGTAAAAAACATTACCCATTAATAGGTTACCTACACCAGCTGTATGAAATAAAACATCTACCTCCGTGTTATTTAAAGCTTCTCTGTATAATTTTACATTATCAATAATTCCATTGAAACCTCTATCCATTTGATAAGAGTTACCAACATAGATATTTGATAGGTTTGATGCTTCCTTTTCTAAGAATGTGTAAGACCCTGAGTTGATTGAACAGCTATAAGCACTATTAACGTGTAGTGTTACAAGTGAGCCAGTTTTACTCACAGCAACATGATACATCTTATCTTGTTCAATAGTTGCTGAGCTAGTTAAGTAAAATAACTCAGATCCTGTATCCTTCTCAAAAGCTATTTTATTACTTCCCGATGTAACGTACAATCTGTATGGTGATCTATTTGGAATTGGCTGTGTAAACACATTACCATTCTCATCAATGCGTAAGTCTTCTACTGGACCTTGCTTTGATATCAACATTGAACCTGAAACGTGTTGTGGCATCTTACTTGGAATAATAACCATACTGATAGCAAATGGACTATTCTCAAAATTGTATGCATGATTATATTCTGAAACAGCGTTTGGTTTAATCAATATGCTTGAAGATAAGCTAGCCGTAAAATGCCATGCCGCACCTAAAAAGTCTTTTTCCGATAATTGTGGTGTTGATCCAGATTGATATGCACTCTCTACATTTTGGTAGTTAGATTCCATTGACCATAAGCCTGGATTAAAACTGCTAGTAAATGACACTCTTCCTGCATTAACGTATCTATATACTAACTCCGATGGCCATTCCCCAACTAATGCTCTATCAATGGAAGTTGTGTAGTTTGTAGCAGCACCTCCGATAAACTTTCCATATGGAGAATAAAAGCTACTACCAGAGATATATAAGTTACCTAAGCTGTCATCTTTAAGAGTCCAGCTTGTGTTTATCATACTTCCTGAGTAAGCACCACTCACCGGAATCATATAGCAGTCTGCATCTACTACAACCGAATCGGTCATTATAGCTTCGCCAAATTTTGACTGAGGTATGCTTATCACATAAGCTTGATCCTCTAGTAAGCGAAATTGCTTATTAATATTACCACTACCAAATGAGGCTTTAGTATTACCATAAAAGTCTCTATAATAGAGGTGATCAATCGATCTATGAACTATACGCTGATACTTTCCGTTTGATGTAATTGGTTCGTCGTTGTGTAGTTGGATGTTTCCCTGATCAAAGTTGACATCAAGCGGGTTTTGTTCCTTATAGGCTGCTATAGGATTGTAATCTGCTCTGTATATTGTGTAGATGTCGTTAATCATTGTACGTCAAACTTATATAGATATCGTGATTGTACTCCCGTAGTTGGGTTTATTTCGTAAAGATTTTGTGTCAATCCTAATACCGATGTTGTTCTATTATCTGCCGTAAACATACTACTACCACTTTGCTGACTTCCAAATAATGGTTGCGATGCGTTGCTTAAAAACCCTACATGAATTGGGTCTTGTATTTCATTGGTGTCGAGGTTGACAACAAACATAGAAGATTTTCCTTTTGTTGTTGATTCAACCCAAACATGCAATAAAGAAGCACTACCAGAACTAACTAAATCAACATTCTTATTGATTGTAGCGTTTGTAATTTTACTACCAGCACCAACATACTGTCTTGCATCCACTACCTCATAGCTGAACTGCGCATCGAACTGACCAGCTTTTATATTTGTTAAAATTGTACCATCCTCAAGTACGGCGATGATATTATTTATTGTGTTATTGCTATTAGCTTGTTGTGTAATCATGCTATAAGCAGTATCGTATCGAACCATATCACGATCGCATAATAGTCGTGCTATGGGAGTTCCGGTAGCTAAGTAGTTAATGAGACTAATATCGAAACTTGAAGCATATATGTTATTTTGGCCTTGTAATGTAAAGTAAGCGAATCCTGCAGATCCTTCAATATCTACTACACCAGTCGTTGTGTGTTCATTTATGCCAAGTTTTGCAACTGTTGTATATGAGGATGAGTATGCAGCACCAAAACCTTGTAGCTCTATATTAGCTGCTGTTAAACGTAAGTCAGCACCTTTATATATAGCATGAATTCTACCTTGTGAGATATTAGGATCTGCAGCGGGAATTGCTGCGTAGTAATCTCCTCGGTAATCACTATCAGCACCCCAATAAGGTGGGAGTACTGGGTTAGATGGTTCTTGATATGGAATATTGTAAGAATTTTGGATATTATGACCACCATCTAATTCAAACGCTATCAAACCAGTAAAAGTACCAACCTGATTGTGTGATACTAGTAGCATCGCCTTACTAACTGGTGCTGAATTTGCAAATGGGTAATAATCTATTCGATTAATATAATTACCATCTAGTCCACCAGGAATTACATAAGGCGTTCCAAAAATAGACCCAAAGTCGTATTGCATCTGATGTATTGTTGTATCAACGCCATCAGTTGATACTGCTATAACCCTGCTAGGACCCTCCTGATCAGTATCATCTAGCACTCCAGCAAGATACTTATTTCCTACAAGTGTCGTTCCACTCAAATCCAAAATGTCAGATGATTTGTATGTAGGTTCAAAAGTATCCACATCAACCTCAACACACCCAACTATCTCATTGCTACCACTTACAACATAATATAATATGTTTACTGGATCTACTGGGTATATTGTTGTTGCATACGGTGCTTGAAGATTCGTGTAACTAGATGAATTAGACATCGAGCCAGTTATCTCTAGCTTAGTGTAGCTTACATTTTCCGCCCACAATTTGTGTGTGCGAAATGGTGTAATTCGTACATCTGATTTGTCTAGACTTTTAAAGATTCCTGCCATTGTATATAAATATGGCCAAAAAAGAAACCCTCCACTTTAGGTAGAGGGTTCCGTTTTGAATTTAAAAATTAGTAGTCTAATTTAACCTTAATAAGAGCTTCTCGGTTGAATGACTTCAACAATGGCTTACTCAACTTGGCTACTGCTACTAAACGGTTTCTATCGTCATACATTCCAATTGTTGTAATGTAAACGCTTGGATTTCTTAACATGCTAGCATGTAGGAATGTTCCTGTGCTTCCAGTTACAAATGTTGGATTGTTTGAGAAGTTAAATTGTTTGTTGGTTACACGAACAAAGTAATGTGTTGATGTTACCTTCTCTTCGCTTCTAGCTGCAAAGTAGCTAGAACCTGAGATTCTCAACGACATCGTTACGTGGTTTCTTGGTTGTGTTGCAGCTGCTGCTAATGTTGTTGCAGATGCACTGTTGAATGGAATACCACATCCTGTCGCTCCAGTAGCTCTTAATAAACCTGCATGGAATACAAATACACCCTGGTCTGGATAGAATAATCCATACTGAGTATTAGAGGCTGTTACGCCACCAGAACCTGAGTAGATTCCAAATACACGGCCTGCTTCGTTGATTGTTGGTGAATCACCTTGACCACTTGCATCAACAAAGCTTAGGTAACTAGATGTAAAGTTGTTACCCGTATATGTAGCATTTGAACCAGATCCGATTCTTAATTCCCAGTTTCCTGGATCGATCTTTTGACGGAATCTTGAACGAGCTACATTAATTACAATAATCTCGTTTGCTGAAGAGCTATTGATTGTAAACACATTATCCGTAGGAGGAAGAAGCATATTACGATATTGCGAGTAGATAGCTCTTGTTGGTGTATCGTTTGAGTTGTTTCCTACAGTGTTTGAATCACCATAAGAACCGCTACCCTGTCTGTGACCATATGCAATTGCAAATTGTACAGCTGCATTGGTTGCTGATTGTGGGTTTCTGTGATACACATTCATGTAGTAGTCTCCTGATTGAGACATCTGCGTAGAGGATGTAAAGAATCCTACTCCTGAATATGCAGCTGAAGCTGATAATGGGTTGATGTTTTCAGACCAAACTGGCTGAGAGATCGTTTGAACGTCTCCTGGTACGATATCGTCTTGCGTGAAGATTTTATATATTTCTGCCATTGTCTATTACTTATTTGCTAATCCTACTTGAATATCAAGAGCAGCGAAGTTTGTAGGATCAACTGATACTGATACAGTCTTGAATCCACCGGTTTCGTTACCAATGATTGTTAATAATGTACGCTTGATTGTTGTTAAGTTTGCTTGAGCTTTAGGTTTCAATACAAACTTCTTACCAACTCTAACGATTGTCTTACCTGCAGTTGTTACACTAGTAACCTCATCATCTAAGAAACTTGATACACCGGATGCATTTGCATTTGCAGCTAATACTTCTGGGTTAAGTCCTACTGGTGAAGTGTTAGATGGTGCTTTTGAAACACCTCCATCTGCAGCAACCTCTAGTGTCGCAACAGTGTCGTCTGCTAAGATCGCTGTATAACCTAGTGAGTCGTTTCCTCCTGCCAAGTTAAGGGTAGCTGGACTAACTACAATCTCTTGTTTGAGTGATGTGAAGCTTACTGCCGTTGGTGAAACGCTAATTACTGGAATACCTATAACATCTTTTGGAAGAGTTACAAGCTTGTAACGTAACATTTGAGTTTCATCAGGCAACGCTTCTAATACCGGCATGTTTTCAATCACAGCTCCATAGTAGTTTGTACCCAGAGTGTGAGCCGGATTCCATAAGTCGTAGTCGACTTCGTCGTCAGATAACGCGAATTTTGTGATGTTTAATTTACCACCACCTGCTAAAATCTCACGACCCTTATTCGTAAGAATAGCATCTACTGTGACGGTTGAATTATCTAAGTATCCCATTGCTATTTGTTTTTATATAAATATGTCTTGTTTTGTAAATCTTACTTTATTTCGAAAGTTCCCTTGACGTTTGGTTTTACACCTAATTGCTTACCACCACCAACTGTTACTTGTACTACTGGACCTCCATCAGAGGTATCGGGACTATTAATATTCCAATCTGTTGATGACATTTTACAACCGTCGTAGCGAGCATTCCTCATACCATAACTATCACGTAAGTGAAAATCTTGTACATCTGCTCGATAGTTTAAGCATCTTACTTTTAATTTTGGTATCCACGTCGATGTACCACTTAGACTACCACCAATATACAACCTTAAGCCTAACCAATTACCGAGTGCTGAAGTTGTAAACACAACATCTGTCTGGGTTGAGGTTGGGGTTACTGATCCAGTTAAGCCACAATCTAGATCGCCAAAATGCAACTCTAAATAGTTCGTTACACCAGTGCCAGTCTCATCTGTGCTTATGGTAATTTCGTAAATATAATTTTTTGTTTTTGGATCATCCTCATTGTAAAAGAATGCTGGTAATCTTAAAGATGCTGTTATTGGTGTTCCTGTTGAAGCTGCTTGATAAAAATGCAATCCTCTAACATTAGGATCATAGGTTGTGCCAGCTAAACTCCAATAACCTACCGCAACAGATCCGGACACTGGATCAAGTGCTGTTGTAGTTGAGTATAAGGATCTGATCTGTAGTCCATATTGTGATAACCATGCGTTTTCATCCCACGCAGCGCTTGATGTTATTTTTGTATTTGTCGCACTAGTTGCTATACTAGAATATGCAGTATGATTGCTAAAAGCTTTTCCACCATATATGTCGATGTCGTATATATCACCACTAACATTTGAAATGTTACTTGGAGTGTTATCCATGATAACTGGACTATATGGTTCATGGTAGTCATATCGACTACTAGTAAATGGTATCCATGCTAATCCTGCTCCACTTCCACTTTGATAATAGCTTGTGAATACATATTGAGATCCATCAGCAATTAAATCTCTACCATATGCAGTAGTTCTTGTTTTAGCTTCACCAGCCATACTTCCACTAGTAGATGGATTATCATCGACTCCTACTCTAGTAAATTCATTTGCGTAGCTTGAAGCAAAATCTGGTGTAGTTTCTAAATTGGTACCATCCAAGACTACAAAGTCAATTTCTGTATCCTCAAAGGCTGGTAAACTCTCTATATCTCTGCGAGGTGACTCATACTCGTAAGTTGGATATGATATAACATCATTGAACTCCGATATACTTTGTTGATCACCACCTAACGTAATATAATCTGATTCATCACCACCAATAGTACCCTCTTGTACATAACCCGATCCATCACGGAATGGTTCACCATCACCATCTTGAACAAAACCACCTGGTGTAATATATGTTTCTGGTCCAACATCCAAAGAAGAACTGTAGTGGTTTTCTTCGAAAGTCGGCAGCTTTGTTGCAATCTTACTTCTAGTTAATATGTTTGGTTCTATTACAAAACCAACTTGTGTATTAGCACGATGTGGTACAAACTTCTTAATCAACTGAAATAAAGCTGAATCAAAGTGTTGTATAAGTCTTATATAATTTTGTGGTCTGTATCTGCCTATTGTGTATTTTTTCAAATACTCATATTGCAGATTCTCTAAGTCTGGATAATGATCTTTGTTCAAGTCTCCAGGAGTACCTATAAAATCATCAATACTAAGACCACCAAACTGTTCCGCAATATCTTGATTGACTTCGTTTACTGGAGAAAGGTAAACTCCTAATCGCGGTGTATCAGCGGGATAGTTGTCTGTTAACGATCTCTCAGCCTTGTTATCTCTATAAAGTTGAGTATCTCCTGCTAAGAAGGTTTCGTCAATTCTTATCTTGTTACCAACTTGCCTATTTGTTCCTAAATCAGGCCACTCCATTGAGTGAATCTCAACGTTTGATTTGTGTATTGATCCACTAAAATTGTAAGCGTATAGGTTAGTACTTGTTTTATATTGTTGATTTGGATGTGATGATGATACTACCAAACCATTACTACCAGTAAGCGTTAATTTTTTGTTGTCAGCTCCTAACGGATGACGCATTAATAGTGTGTAAAAACTAGAAGTGCTACCCGTATAGGTGTCTGCTAAGTTACCCTGATAGCTAGTCGGAGCTAGTGTGTGATTGTCAAGAATACTGTCTTGAAGTGGCTCACTCCAGTATCTCAACTCTTGTATTGAACCAGTCCAAAGATTAGCAGAATGACTCTGTGCTATCGTATAAGATCCAGTTCCAGGTAACCATAAGTTGCTACTCGAGATGTGAGAAGTTGTCCATCCATTATTGTATGATTGGCTTGTTGATCCATTAACACTAATCGACGCACTTTGTGAAAATACAACTTTCTCGTATTTTGCTTTTTTAACAACTAAGGTGTAGGTTTGTGAAACAGTATCCGTATTAGTCGGTTGTGATCTTTTAACCGCAATATGATACCACTCACCATCGTACACAGAACAACTAACACTTGCAGTTGCCCATGCTGTAGAAGCTCCCCATGTAGATGTAGAACCACCATTATTACCCACATACAATTTTAAGTATTGAGATGCTCCAGACATTGAAGCTTCCAAATACCACGATCCGGATTTCTCCATCAATCGTTGTACTTTAGATTGGCTGACAGCCATCTTAGCTCGTACTTCGATTGTGTTTGGATATAACGATTGTGATCCTATAGCATCCCAATCAGCTTTAACTGCTTGTATTGGGTTACCTGATGTTTGACCATTATACCCAATTGTAGTTGAATAATTAAAGCGCTCATGAACCCAGTCAGTTTTTGTATCAAACTCTGGTTCAGCACCTCCATATTCACGGATTCTCAGAATCGTCTGCGGAATACCAAAGCAGTTAATTAATGCTCTAATACCACGCTCCGTACCTTTTGTTTTCAAGAGGTATGGGAGGTTATTGATAATACGCTTCCAAGTCTCTTTTGTCTTATCCTCGCTGGTTATACTATAAGTCGATGCTAACGATCCGGATACACTAGTACCTAAAGCATAATCCCACAATTCCTTTAAGCTGTTACCATTTTCAAAATCTATACCCAGGTTCTTACCAACGTGATAAATCAAGTCTTTGCTGAAGCCCTCTAATATAGATTCCTCACGAGTGTGTAACTTAGTCATGTGCTTGATGTAAGCAAACATGAGGTCATAGTAATGACCAATCATATGCGTAAACAATACATACTCCTCATTAACACTATCTTCTAGTACGTGGGCAGGAATAAGCTTGTATAAAGCAGATTGGTTATTTTGATCGTATAAGCTAGCACTAGAATAAATTCCATCAAACCACTCCTCAACTTGTGAAGATGTTACTGCATAGTTTGTGTATGGTTTTGTGCTATTTGATTTTGGCCATGTAGATGGGTAAAACTCTCCAAAGCTGTTTGTCACATAACTACTAGATTGATAGAACAAGTATTTTTCATACGAGTCCATAGACCCCAACAAAGCCGCTTTCTTTGTTTTTGTATCTGTAATATTTGTTTGAAAGTAAGTACTACTTGAAACACTACTACTAGGTAAACCCGTAAGATCCGTAGTTAGTGCAGCAATTCTAGAGTCATAAGACTCTATCAACTGCATTTTATATTTAAAGTTTAATAAGCGCTCGGTAGCTGATCCAAATTGGATATGATTATTAAAGTGCCTAAAATCAATGTTAAGGTTGATGCCCTCTAAGAAAGAACTACTAAGAAGAGTCTTTATGATATCTTCTGAGGTCTGAGATGTGGATGATAATAAATCGTCCCAATCCTTATACTGAGTACCAACAGCTGTTTGGTCCTTATTTATAGCATCCCAGTTTGGACCTGCGATAAGAGTTTTTCTAGTCTTTATCTTTGGTGGTACAATTGTAATCGTATCAACCAAACTATCACTAACTTGCTGTGATAACCAAATTAAATCTCCAATATTAACACCATCAGGAGCTGGAGTATTTAGTTTAAAGATTATACTATATGGTGTAGTTGAAAATGTAAACTTATCTTGTACATAATCAAATACACGCATTGGAGTATTTGCATCTTTAAAAAGGAATAAGTTTGTTAATGTTTGACTCTTAGGTAGTTTAAAGAAACTATCAGCAAAAAAATCCAGAAAGTCAACATTGGATATGTTATTTGATATTGCAGGTACAACTCGTATCTCCAAACCATCAGCACTAATCTCCTGAATTTGCAATTTATGACCATCACCAGAGCCCAATAAGTTGCGATGAAAGGCGTAAGTAACTTTATACTTACCTGAGATGTAATTTAAGTCGCTAAGGTTTTTCTCTGGGTCAAGTGTTATCTCGTTGTTGGATTGAATAAATCCATCGACCCGATAGTTCGACTCTAAATACTGATTATTAGCATTTTCAATATCCAAACGAATAACATCATTTGGATAGCTAGTCACTCCATTGCTATAGAAACCAAAAGACTTAACGACTGGTGATTGTGGTTTTTGTTGTTTCTCCTTTTCACTAAGCGTAACATAAGCCTCTTGTGATACTAGATCCTCTAAACTCTTGACTAATTTTGTTTTGATAGCACTCCCTAATGAAGTCTCTACTTGAGAAGCTTCTAAGTTTTTAGCCGGAATGTTGATTAAGTTTTTAGCCACGTGTTTTTATATAAATATGATGAATGTAAACTTCTTACAAGTTACTTTCATCTAGATTCTCTGGTAGATATAATCCCAAACTATAATCTCCTGCAGCGCGATCTTGATCTTCTGCAGCTAATATATCTGCCTCATCCATTTCAGCATCTGGGATATCTAATGCAAGTTGTGCTGCCTTATCATTATCCTCTTGTATGCGATTAATATAGCTTTGTAAATTTTTAGCTAAAATAAATGGATCGTTGACAGCCGGTACTGTCGGCATGCCGTCTGGTTGTATTAGTGTGTATGTAAATGTAGAGGCGTCAGCTGTATTGAATGCTGCAGGGTTTTGATATCTGCGTTTTTGTAATCCTAGAACTGTACTCTCTTGTGGTGGTATTTTGTAACTAGCAAATTCCTCAGATACACCAATATCGTTAGGAGCTATTAGTAGTTTCATTTTAGTAATTCCACAACGTGGATTACCATATTCAATTAAGCGACGACTTACACCAGTACTTTGACCATACTCATTAGTGTATATTTCTTGATCTGACCAACCTTTTAAGTTAGGGTCTACATCTAGTAAAATATCTGATGTATGTTTAAATGTTACAGATACCCTAATTGATCTGGTTTTTGTTGGAATGATGACATCTCTACCAACCCCAAACATTGCAGCTGCACCATGATCTGGTAATGCACGATAATAGAATTTATTATCCTGTGAGTATTTTTTACCATACCACACATCTCCAGGATATGCCGTTCCATGTCTTACAAAATCATACTTGTTGACAAAAAACCTAGCTGCCACATCTCTTAATGTACTTTCTGTGTAGGGTTCATGATCAACACCCTTACTGAAGATACCCGATTTTTCCGTATCAAATAATAAAGCAATAGCATCGGTGTTTGTATACTTTTGACCAAATACAATTATATCGTTATTATTCGGTTTTATGAATTGATATAATCCAAAAAGAGTTAATGGAAAAAACGCTTTCTCTTTAATTGCCCACAAATCTAACTCACTAGGGCCATCGATAAACTCTTCTTTTTTAACAAAACCTCTATCATCTAGGAACGATAGGGTTATAGAGGTTCTATCGTAGCATTGTGGTATAATCTCAATAGGAGTTCCTGGAATGAGTGTAAATTTAACACGACCTTGAGCCTCATCAAATACTACAGGAAATGCCGCATTTTTATCTTGTACGATATGGTCGTACATCTGCTCAGAATCTAAGATATTGTAGTTAAATATTTTTTCTCCCTCAGTAGTCTGAACTTTTATTTTATAGTCTGTGATACCAGCTCCTACGTATGCAAAAAACTGCGCTGTTGAATATTTCACTCCATATACATTACCATCAACAAAATCTGACAAATCTGATACATCTATAGTTTGTGATAGGGTTGATATATCATTACCGCCAAACTTTAAAAACTTTAATTTATCTCTGGTAAAATATGTAGGTGTAAAATCCTTCATTTCAGAATACAAACCTATAGTGTTTCCATTCTTATTATATTGATCCATCCAGGCAATTCCTGGAAAAAATGCAGCAAACTCTGATCTTGAGTAATCTTCGTTAGGTACAATTTGTGGAATTACACCTTCCGATATCCAACGCTCACCATCATCTAAAATACCCAGCGATGTTGAGGTAAGGTTGATGTTGGCCATTGTTGGATCATTTTTTAAACGCTTATTATACCAGTTGAAAAATAAACCCCAATGAGATGCGTTTGAAAAGAAAAACTCCATAGCTACTGCTCCGGTAGTTTCTTTATTGTAATCGATGAGTGCTAAGTTAGCAAACCTGCAACTACCAAAACCCTTAATTAAAGATGTATCGTTTACAAACGGTTGTGTTTTTATATCATTGCTGGCTACCCAACCATCTAAACCTCCATCACCGTCACCATTACGTAACAAATTTTTGTACAACAGTGGGTGTTTTAGTGGATCAACAATATTGACATCAAATGGAGCTGATTCTATGGAGCCAAATTGATTAGATACCTCACAGATGTACCTTCCTGATAAATTAGGTGTTGATGATTGCTCCTCAACTAAAGCAGCTGGAGTACCCACTCCACCATTGAGACGATTTAGGTCGTATATAGGTGCTTCGTTACGTTTCCACTTAAATGATAGGTTTGTAACGTCGTTTGGATTATTTACGTTTGACGGATCTGCTACACGAATTTCAAAACTAAAAGAAGTACCCTTCAACATTGTGATTGTGTCAAAGGTTGGACTAATATTTTGGTATCTCACATCACCATCAATTAAACCCTCAATCCAAGTAAATTGTTGAAAGTTTTTTATTGGTTGAGATAATATGTAGGGTGGTGATGGGTTTCTTGGCATAAGACTGAAATCCCCAGCACGTATTGCTTGTTCTTCTGCAAAGGATGATAATCTTATGGTTTTTTTCATAGCTTATTTCTAATAAATATTAGAAGTATAAATTACTCAGGAAGAGCTGTGTATCCTATAGTATAGTTGAAACCAGTCTCATCCTCAAAGTAAACTGGCATCCCTATTAGTGTACCGTTTACTGTAGTTGGTGGATTATATACAGCTAACAGCTCCAATAATGAACCTGGTTTTTTAAGAGATTCTAAATGAGCTGGTTTATCTATTGTAGGTAATAATCCAGTAAACGCTTCATCGCTAAGATCAATTGATAAAGTTGTTGAGTATGTTGCATCCTGAGCGTTGTATTTAGATGGTGGTATTGCGTTGGCATCCTCAGCATAACTCTTTAATACGTTGTAATATTGCTCTTTTGCTTGTCTTCCTTCAATGAGAGAAGTTACACTCACATCATTTTGCACAACCTCCAAAATACTAGCGGCTAGGCTTTTGAAATACGAGTTTGTTTTATAGGAACCTCGAACATAACTACCAACATTACTGTGGAGAGCTCTCAAACAATTTATTGGTGTATCTTGTATTTCAATAGGCTCACCTTTCAATCTAGAAAAACCTAAACCAGGTGCCATTGCAAACTTCATTTGTGTTGGGATGTCGCAGAGTAAGTATCCATATGGATCAATGGTATGTTCTAATTCATATGTACCAGATCCAAATCCCGGATATAAATTTTTATCAGCAGGTCGAGATAATGTTACCTTTGACTCTGGACCAGAAAAGTCAATATCGAGATAGTAACTCTGTAATCTTTCAACACGACCTTCATCAGCTTTATCAATCTTTGATGGTGATAGTTTGGTTTGTGTTATTTGTGATCCTTTTAACCCAAAGAATAATTGTAATCTTATTTTGTTATTCCACAACGATGGTAAGTCATTACCTTGTTCTGGTATCCTATCTGTAATGTTAGAGACAATAAACCCGGCATCTTTCATCTCTTGAGCTATAGTCTCATAATTTGCTGATGGGACTCCACTAACAATAACACCCTTTTCTCTTGACGATGCATAACTATCAACAAAGCGATATCTGACATAATCATTGAAAGTGATATTCAAAGCCGAATCATCTCGAACAAAGTCAGCTACATTTTCCACACTAATAGCTGTATTTGGCGCTATTGGTAAAATACGCAATGGATCAATTCCTAGATTTTTAACAATTTGTTCATTTGTTTGATTATCCTTTTCTTGTATTTTCAAACCTATTTTCAATCTATCCTTAGTTTCAATCACACCTAAATTATTGACAGTAAGTTTTCCATCCGATATTGTATCAAATGTGACTAGTAATTTTTTAGTAGTAATTCCATATGGATCGTAAGGCCTACCCTTTACTAAACCAGATTCTACTAAGGATTCCGGTGTATTGTTTTTAACTAGCGCTGTATTTGTATAATAATCTGTACTCGTTTTTTGTTGGGTTAGCACTGGTAAAAGTGTGACGTTAATTGCAGAAACAAAACCTCGAGGATCTGGTGAAGTGGGTAGAGCTCTTACACCCTTTTCCTCATTTCCAGGCAATTTTGTTATTTGTGTTGAAATTGTTTTACCCCAATCTAATTGCGGTTTTGTCCATCGATGTCTTTCATAAGGACTTTCCCAACTTACAAACTCATAAACTTCCTCACTATTCTCAAAACCTTCCTTCCATTGCTCAAATATTCGCCAATCAGAAGTTTGAAAATTAATAGTTACTCTGACTTTAGTTGTGTTTGGATTCAATCTATCTAATATAACCTTATTAAACTCAGCGTACTGACCAAAGGTGTATCTAGTACTCTCATCTGGATACAACTCATCTGCAACAAATAAAACAGCATCTCTACCATCTCCACTAGACAACTCACCAAGTCCGAGCACATCCTTATCATAATATCTTTGACCCCAGTACTTCCACAATCTACTTGTCCACGGATCAGCTAAGGTTATTCTATTTTCTTGCTTTTTTACCGTACCGTCTTCTTGTAATATGTGACTAGCTAGTCTAGTCTCATTATCATATTCCTCTAAGGAAACATAAACATGCTCTTGAACACCATGTGATGGACCAGCTAGTAAAAAATTTTCTTTACTGATTCTAGGTTTACTCATGACATAGTTCTGAGATAGTCTTCTATTTTTTGGATCCACTAACTCTTGTACTGGCATAAAGGTTGTTAATGCGTTTCCAATGTAACAGCTAAAAATAGCTCTGACACCTTCAACACCAAAAACACCACCTTTAGTCAACCATACTATGTCGGATAGATCAATATCCTGATAAGCTCTAACTAAAAATGATCCTCCACGTTTTAAAAACTTATATCGTGTTCTCGTAAAATAAGATGCAT